GACCAGCGTGACGTCAAATATCTTCGTTGGAAACGGGGCCGGGTTGTCGAATATTGCATTAGGAAATGTGGTAGGTCTGACGCAAGCTCTGGATACACTGGATGCAACCAGCGTGACTGCCAACACCATACGTATCAGAGATCCAGTGGCAGCTCCACACAACGGTATGTTCTTGTCCAGCGCCAATGTGCTGAGTGTGTCGAGTAATGGATACGAGCGACTCCGGATTGGTGGGGATACAAACAATTTGGGACCAGGCACCGTGCTCCAGATGTTTGCACCGGATGCTGTGACGTATATCCAGTCTCGGTACAGTGGAAATACAGTCAATGCGCATCAGCTCACACTGACGCCTGACACATTGATTGTGCAAAAGGGACTCGATGTGACTGGTGTAACTGATATTGGGGGTGCATTAACTGTCACTGCTTCTATATGGTCAAACAGGGTTCTTGTATCAAATGGAAGCGCTTTAGTTCCAACAATCACATGCTCTGATGACACTGGTGCTAATACAGGGATATTCTGGAAAGATGAAAATGTCTTGGGTTTCACAACAGGAGGTGTCGAAAAAATGACGATTGACGCAGATGGAAACGTTATTATTCGGGGAGAAGAAGTGTGGCTTGGCAGAAATGGAACAGATTTGGCACGCATAGTTTTCAGCGAGGATGATATATACAAACATGTTGTTACTGAATATAATGGAACTGGTGGTGGTGCCGGGAATTATTTTCGAATTGGTTCAGACTATGGACCATGGCCATACCCCAACGCGTTTGTTCTAGTCCCAGCAACAGGATACATTGGGATGGGAGGCACGACTGCACCAAGCGAGCAGTTACACGTCTTGGGAAATGCGATTTTTGATAATGGTACTACAACTGACATACAAGTGAGGGCGACTGATTCATGTGGGATCACACTGATGGCAGATACAGATAACTTGGGAGATGTGGTTGGTAGCGCATACATTAAATTGTCACAAGATGGGGGAGTAGTTGGTGGTATATTAGCAACTGTTCAATCAACTGATAGTAACGGCGCAGGGGGGACGTGCACAGGGACAATAGGTAACTATCTTTTATTGGAAAACTATTACAATAGTGGAATACATTTCGGTGTGGGTGGTGCTGTACGAGCAACACTGACTTCATCTCAGATGACAGCACCAGCATTCACTCCAACATCTGACGACCGTCTGAAGTACAATGAAACATTCATCGCGAATGCCACGGACACCATCATGAAATTGCGGCCTCAATTGTACACCAAGGCAGCATCCATCGCAGAAGATCCGACTGACACAGACCCTATAGAGTCCGGATTGATTGCCCAGGAAGTATGGTACGATGCGCCTGAGATCCGGCACCTCGTCACACTTTCAGACGACGCTGATCCTACAGAGACCATCCAAACAGCATCAGATCCCACCGTAGATCCAGACTATTCCAGTTGGGGGTCATCGGCTGCGTCTTTCAATTACATGGGCCTGATTGCCTACCTCGTGAAAGGTATGCAAGAACAACAAACAATCATCGAAAACCAACAAACAAGTATACAACAATTACAAACGACTGTGACAGATCTTTTGCAGCGTGTGTCTGCTCTGGAATAATTTTTTTTTGCCAAAACATGTTCAGTGATTTTTCACAACAAAAATGACTCAACACTTTCCTAAAAAATATCTACAAGGTATACCAACGATGGTATTGACAATTCGCGGCCAACCGACAAGTACCATGACGACCTTTGAATCTGGGCATTCCGTGGGGGGGGGGCGTCCATTGTGTTTGCGGATGCCAAGACGACTGGACTGTTTTTAGATTCTGAGAGCCTCGGTATAACTTCGAATGGTGTTCACATCATGTCCATCGGAAACACTGTGGACGTGCACACGTATATGACAGGGAATGGAGCAGGTGTCTTTGGGATATCACAATCCAATGTCCTCGGATTAAAGGAGTGTCTTTGAATATTATTGATGCGAGTTCCGTCGACGCAAATGTAGCCAATATCTCTGGTCGTGTCAAACCGTCGACAGGATACGTGTTGGGGTGTCTAATAATAATGAGAAAAACCTGTACAAAAAACAACATGCTCTAAAGACGTTGATCAAGAACCGATTACAATGGAACAAACGTCTGTCCCAGCAATCCGGATTTTTCAGATGCAGAAGCTGCCCAGGTATCAATGCTGTCTCTTAACGACGCATACGCAAGTTGCGCGACTTCCGTTTCTGTCTTCCCGGACGCATCTTCCAAGGGTACCTGCGTGTCTCTGTACATGGTCTGGTTGTTGCATGTCACCGAAAACCCGACGCAGTAGCATGTGGGTTCTTCCTCTGGGTACAAATCGTATCTCACAACTTTGATATCTGTTGGTGCGACGTTGGATGATGTCATGGTGTGACCACATATTTTTTTTTATGGTAAAAAGACGCATTTAATCGATCGCAAAAATTTCTTGCCATCACTCAACATGACCGTCTCAGTCCAAATAGCCCGAACCGATACCTGCCAAGAACCAAACATCTCATATTGTCGGATTCCGTGTGGCCCATAAAGAATCTGGGAAACTCGTCTTTGTGGATTCATTCGTCCCGAAGCACACTGGAAGCACAATGGAAGCACACATAATGTCCGAAAAAATAATGGTGGTCACTGTATATAATGGAACGAGCCGGGCAATTTCTGTATACGCGTGGCCCCCGGGTGCCGGGGGTAGCGACCAGGTTGTCACCCATCCCAGAAGAAGACGTTGTCAACGAGTCGAAACACACATCGACGAAGAAGAAGGCCACACGCGCGTTCCTCGAGCGCGAGATACGTCGTCAAAACTTTGATCCCGTTCGTGAGGTCTTTCGAGAGGCGAGGACGACACTTCAACGGGTCACAGGATTCGCTCCCAAAAAATGGAATACCACGTACATGACCCTGGACGATATCGACCAGGGCTTACTGGATATCGTTCGGGATCATAACGAGAAATCTCCCAACGGAGTTGTCGCATTATACAATGGCGTCAATGGACACAGTTTGGTGGAACCGGACGCTCCCGTGGTCGGGAATCGTCCACGAAAAGTGCACGTCTTCGTGCGTCTTGGACACAGACTCGTGCCCATATCCGAAGCCACGCTCAAAGACCAAATGAAGAGTCCCGTGGCATCCGTGCCGCGTGCGATCACACAGAAAGTGCGCAGAAACGTGCGGCGTCGTGGAGACGCTGACGGTATTCGTGAACTGCTCGTGGTCGAACGTACCATCAAACAACACGTACGCGACACGGGATCGTCCATCACCCTGATTTCGTACCCGACCGGAAACCGTGTGCAGTATACCACAGTCGACCCAAATACCATGACCCAGGATCGCGCACAGTACCTGTACCAAGGAATGATGCCACCAGCATTCAGACGACCGGGGCACACATTTGTGTACGTACGAAGCTCGTTCCCACCCTCACCCGTGCATCAAACACCCGACACATCCTCCGACGTCGACACATCCTCCAATGTCGACACACCATCCACCGGGGGTACGTCCGGTTGGTCAGTGGACGCCGAGACCGTCGAGACCGTTTCGTTGGGAACCGTGATGCTCGCGTCCGGAATCATGTCCTTTGTGGCCGTGATATCGTGAAAATAAAATCTACCGTAGACCATATATCCGGATGAAACGGCCACACATTCCAGGTGACGGGAGCTGTTTTTACAGTAGTATTCTCGCCGCTCAGCCGCATACGCTCCGACTTCCAGGAGTACCACATCCATCCTTCGGAAGTGTGCGACAACTACACACGGCCGTCATGCGCAAAACGTTGGACATGTTCTTTACCGACGACGCGATCCCGTTCGTCCAGGACAGGATGAATCCGTACCGTATGAACACCGACAATACCGAACCCGACCTCCAACACTACAAACACATGTATGCCTCCTGGATCGAGATGGTCGAAAATACGTCGGTGTCGTCACTTCCACCGAGTGTGTGGGCCCACCAAATGGAAGTCCAAGCAACGGCCGAGCTCTTGCACTGTGAAATTCACGTCTACACAAACAACCGGTCACCACCGTCAGTCACGGTCCCACACACACAGCATGCGGACAACCTGTCCACACCCATCGTCCTGCTTCTGAACAATAAACATTACGAACCGGATATCGATAGAACGGTGACGTGGACATTCCTTCAATCTGTCGTCACGGGAGCGTCGCAACCTGATATCGTCACGCTCAAATCCCTCCATAAAAGCCTGATTACCAACGGTCCTTCACAATCATCGTTATGGATTCCACCCGGTACGCTGCGCCACGGTCTGATCGAGGATATCTCCACGATCCTGCAACGCACGATCGTCGTCACCGGTCTCAATACGCCGTCCATCACCAAGGAACAGTCGTCCGTGTTCCCGCCCATTGCCGTGACATTCGTAGCGACGCGATTCGAACCGATTCTCGGGGAAGATGTGGTGGAGCATCTCGAGAACGTTCGCCGTATCGATCAGATTCACAATACCGTCATGGAGACGTCGTCATCATCGTCATCCAGAGATGGAACCATCAATGCACTCGACGAAAATAAGAACGCCCTGCAATCTCAAATTGACGATTTATACAGGGAAGCCGTGACACAGGCTCCATCGGGAGCTCAACCGGGAACGCCGCAGCACGGACGGTACATGGATACCAGGCTTCATGCCGTGTTGCAATCGCTGGCTTCCGAAGCGTCCTCCATGGGAGACGACGCCGTCAATCGTCTCGAGAACGCTCTTCGACAAACATCACCACCGGCATCGACAGCGACCATCACCACCTCTACCAACAGCAGCACCGGTGGATTCCTCAATTCGGTCTACGCACTGCCCCTACCAGTATTCAGTGTCCTGAGCTCGTTGTTCATTTCCGTCGCCGCGATGTTGTAATGGTCTTCTCCATATTCCGGCGCACAGTTCGAGCTGTTCGATTCTCGCGGAGGTTTTTGTACAGATTGTGCTCATCCTCCACTAACGCCTTTTTCAGTTGAACGACGTCAGCCACTGTAAACGGTTTTCGAGTCAATGGATGACGAGCTTGACCGCGCGTCAGGAGATCGTGAATCGTTCGTGTATCGAAGACGCGGCGTATCCGTCCGTTAGCAACGTCCGAGCGAAACACCATGCCTCGATTCAGCGGTACTTTATTCAGTGTAATTGGATCGATACCGTTCGCATCGGGATGTAATGGTCTGGGAGTGATTGGTGTGTTGACAAATGTCGGCTTTCCAACCGATACTTTGAGCGCCTTACGGATGTCCATACGTCCTTGCGCGAGTTCACTCTGGATGAACTCGCGAGGTAATGTCGAGAACTGGGTTTCGTAAAAGTAGACTGGTGCCTGTACACCATGGGAGTCGAGACGGGTGTCGTCGGCACCCAGCGTCAGGAGGAGTTTCATCATGCCGCGCATGGACTTCCTCTTCGTATGGTACCACGCCGCGAGATGAAGCGGTGTCATGCCGTTGAATCTGACCAACGCATTCACGTCGGCGCCTCGGGATATCAAGTATGAGACCATAGCAAGATCGTTGTTCACCACAGCAATGTGTAACGGATGGAATCCATACGTGGATTCCGCAACATTCAAGGACGCGCCGGCGTTCACCAGGTATTGAGCCATTGGAAGATGTCGTTTCTCGACTGCTCGGTGTAACGGCGTTTTCCCATCCTTTGATCGCACATTCAACCGAGCTCGTCCGGTATTCACCAATAACTTCGATACATTCACATGTCCGCCGAAGGCCGCCTTATGTAGTGGCGTCCGATCAAAGGAATCTTTTGTATGAACATCGATACCGCGATTCATAAAGTACCTGACGGCCTTGGTATCGCCGCGACCCGCCGCGGCGTGGAATCGTCTCTCATTAAATACCATGTTTGTACTGTATTCATAACAAAAAAAAGAATGCAACCACACGTGGGGTGGGTGGTTGCATACACATGGTATGCGGTAGGGTATAGGGTAAAAAAATCTATGCCAATCCTCCGGCAGAGACAGCGAGCACCATGGGGATTTTCTTCTCCTGGAGATTGAAGCCCTTGATCAACATGAACACGACCAACATGCTCAAGATCCATGTGATCAAGCTCTGAGCAACGTCGTCCAAATCGAAGCGAGGCAAAGAAGCCGTGCGAATGGCAATCACCCAAGGATACAACAGCTCGCTCACCACAGATCTGGACAGGTCCAGGGTGGCACTGGCAGTCATGAACCCGAGAGCAACGCCTATAACTTGGGACTGCTCAAGGAAGCTCTTCATATCGAGGAAAGTCTTGTTCTCAGTGAGGAAACTCATTTGTGTTTTTGTGTGGTATACACCCCCTCAAGAAAATAAAATGGACAATACTCCATATGAACTCCTCACAATTCTTATCTGCCCAGGGATTTCCCCCCAGAGTGTGGGGTCCCCTCTGTTGGAAATTCTCCCATTACGTGAGCGCCAACTATCCCCTCAATCCCACAGACAAAACCATCGACGCACATATGGCCTATTTCAAATCGTTGTGTGATATCCTGCCCTGTAAAGACTGTCGCAAAGAATTTTGCAAACTGACACGGACACAGGCCTCCCCGCTCCGTATCCGCAGGAGCATCTTTATGCAGAAACCGACCGACCCCCCCGGGACAGCCAGGAAACGAGTCTTTGCTTGGTTCGTCAAGGTGCACGCCAAGGTGAACACTCGTCTGAAGAAAAATATGCCTCGCGACGCCTCGTTCTGGGCAGATGTGTACGCATCCAAACGAAAACGCGTGACTTGAGGCTCGATGTGTTTGTACGACAAAGATGATGTTGTTAACACACCGCTTTCTCGATGGTGCCAAAACGTACGGCCTGGAGAGTCTCGAACTCGAATACAGATTTCAAATGGTTCATCCGTCGCTCGCCGCACGTCTCGAACATATCCTCAGCGAGTCACCGGCGTTCACGGCGTGTGCACCGGAACACACAAAGGAAATGTACGCCAAGGACAGCGAGTGTCGGCGGATAACGTATCCATCGGAAGAAGGCCGGTCGGACGTGTTTCTGTACAAAAAGCGGTTGGCCAAGGAGAGTCGAGCGCCTCCGGTGTCGGTGACGGTCAGTCTAGAACGTCCAGGAGGACCACCTCCAGGTGAGGATGTCTCGTTTCCCGTGTACAGAGAAAAGTTTCGAAGTCGGTGGGCCTATCGGTGCTGGGAAATACATCTGACGCGATTCCGTACGAATGACGCGAGATTTGCCGATACCGATACCGCGTTGTGGGATATAGAGATCGAGTTACAAACAGATCATCATGACGTATACAGGTATACGGTCGAAACACTGATCACCTGGGGCGATCAGTTGTGCAACGAACTTCGTCATCAACTGGAAAAGGATGGACGAACGTCCTCATCCTTACCAAAGGCGTAATCGAATACGGTCACCCTGTCCGTACCGACCTTCGTGCGGAGCAAGAGCGTTCCAGGCATCTCGTACTGATCGTCCATGGGGAAGATGTCGCGTGGGTACAGTACGCGGTGAGGAACGATGACGTACTTCTCCATTCGGTCTTGTACATCGACGGAGCACCCGGCACCGAAACTGGCCACGGCGGTCAGGATTTTGTACGGTGTGGGCGTCCGTACCTCGCGCATCAGGGATACAGATTCTCCACGCCGAATCACCAGTCTCCGTTTCACCAGACCGCGGCAACAACGGATCTCCACTTTCCAGTGATCCCAATCGAAAGGAACATGTGGCTCAATCGAGTCCATAACTCGATCCCGGTCCACAATATCCGGATGCAACTCGATAAAATCGAGTTCATACGGTTCATCATCATCACCACCCACGGGTGGCTCTCGAAACACGAGCACCCGGTACACTTTCCACGTGGTCGCGCGAAGGGTCGCAGTGAAATCGCCCGCTACGCATTCATACAGACTTACTCGCCCCGTGAGCCATAACATCACCACTGCCCTCACGTAGACCACGAGAAGGCGGGTCTTGGAATAGACCTTGCGTACCCCATCCACAAGGGCGCGACAGAATGTACACGTGTCCATATTTTTTTTGTAAAAAATACAAATACGATGTTCGAAGACCGCGTACTCCAAAAAACGCGGTGCATGCGCCAAAACGGTCGCCCTTCCGGAGATCCGAGTCCCGAAGACGTCGAGTACCTCCTCAACACGGTCCCATTTATACGGGATTATACCGAGGGAACGACGGCAGCGACCGTCGGAGCTGGTACAATCACACCAACCTCACCTACGGCGACAACACCGACCACCAAAGGACGCGTCGATACGTACCTCACCGTGCGCGACATCAATACGGGTCACATCTATGATCAGTACATGGCCACAGTCGAGAAAGACCAGGACGCTATGGCCAGATTGGCATCTTCATCCGCTGGGGCACAAGATGCACACGTGTGCGAATCGTGTGGAGATCCGCTCGCGTACAGTCCCGTTACGGCCCAAATGTTGTGCACGTCCTGTGGCAGAACAACCATCCATTTCGAAGGAGGGACGCGTGGACTGAATTATAATGAACAGGTCGAGTATGCGAGCAAACGGTCGTTCACATATAAACGAATCTCGCATTTCGTGGAATGTCTCAATGCGTCACAAGCCAAGCAAAATACGTCCATACCGGACGAGGTGGTCAACGCCATGCGCCAGGAAATGAAGAAGTACAGGCTCAACCCCGAGGACGTGACATCGACACACATCCGGAGCTTCCTCAAACGACGAGGACTGAGTAAATTTTACGAACACGTCAATTACATTTTATCGCTGATCAATCATACGAAACGGACCTCGTTACCGAAGCACGTAGAAGAAACGCTGATCAAGATGTTCATTGCCACGCAACAGCCATTCGAATCTGTGACAGATTCGGATCGCGTCAATTTTTTACGGTACAATTACATCATCTATAAACTCTTGGAAATCATGGGTGAAACGGAGTATTTGGAGATGTTTCCCCTCCTCAAAAGCAGGCACAAACTCATTCAACACGATCAAGTCTGGAAAAAAATATGCGAACACCCTTCCCTGGAATGGCCGTTCATTCCAACGATCTAATTACTGTTTCTTCGATTCCTGTAAACATACATTCTTCTTTTTGGACGATACCGGACGTCGGTACGCTTTTCTGATGGGAACCGTTGTCCACCGGTCATCGTCACGGTCAGCGGCGCGTGATTTGATCTGTTTCTCGCGAATCCAGGCTCCTTCTTGTTGGGTATATATAGGTCTCGGTGGATCGTCTTCTTCTACTTCGTCCGCCCACGCACCGTCAATCGTCGGTATATCGTCGAATGTGAATTCCATGATGTGTAAATACAAATATAAAATATTGTTGTATTTCATTATGGCACCGTTTACTGTAGGCACCAACGCCGGCGATATCAGTTCCCTGGAAACAGCTGTGGCGAATCTGACCACCCAGGTCAATAACAGTGGGAGTGGAGCTACGGTCATCAAAAACAGTTCACAGGTCACCATGACTGTGGGAAGGAATAATCGCACAAATCTTCTTCAAAATCCGCCCACAGTTGAAGCGGGCAAAACGTACTCGGTCTGTATCAAAGGATGGTTATACTATAGATGGAACCTGTCCCAATTCCAATCTCCTGATTTTCCAGGTATAGACGTCTTTGGAAATAACGGGACATCTACATGCAGTACACATGATTTCCATGTCCACACAGTCGATTCTCAGACGGCTGCAGCAACAAACCATCCGTATACCGGGTATAGTAAGATTGGTTCACTTGGTTTCATATTGTATGATCCGGCAATCTCATCTAGTGCTTCGGCGTACAACAATCATTTCGGATTCGTGTGTCCCTTCGTTTGGCACAGCACGGTCACGTGTACAGGCACCGGGACCTACACACCTGCGTTTGCTGGAGGTTCATGGGGTACCAATAATCCCTTTTTATGGGCGTACATATACGACGTCGATTGTATCATTCAAGAGTGTAGTTAAACGTACGGAAATAAAAATCGTTGCGTGAGTGTATACCATCATGAATACATACGTTATTGTGAACGCAACGACAAATGAAGTCACGAATTTGTACCGGGCATCATCTCCGAACCGTCCAGAGGATATTCAAGTCCCCAACAACAGTATCTTCGGGGCCTTGGAATACGATTCAGCAACGGGAACTGTCGTGGACACACGTTCACCAGACGATATCGCTGCCATGGTTATGCAAAGCATTCGATACAACAGAAACAGACTCCTCCGCGAGACGGATTGGACGCAGCTGGCGGATATCGACGAGGCCACCAAAGCTCAATGGACCGAGTACAGACAAACGTTGCGCGATATTCCACAAACGTGGGCGGGAACGATGGATGCGACCGAGGTGGTCTGGCCAGCCAGACCAGACGAATTTATCTAGAGAATCTCCAATCCATTGGGCCAGATAGGGGGATTGTGTGAGCTGTCTCGCACGCGGATGGGTCGGTTCAAATCGACGTTACCATCGCGCAAAAGAGACCGCCACACATTCACTCGATCCCCACTCTTGCTCCAATCGAGACCAAGGTATCCCGATTTGAGCACCTTTTTGCGTGCTTTCATACATGAACGGAGCCATACCGTTTCATCGTTCTCCGACATCGCATCCGGTCCCATATTGTCCCAAATGGCGGTCCACGACGACGCCTCGTTCCAGTACCGACAGTCGCCGTGGTTCAGAGACGTATCCACCAAGAACCCCTTGGCCAGGGGCGTGGTCAGGACCGGTCCTGGACGCTGTTCACACGGTCCCGATTTGAGACAAAAATGGATCGCGGATTCCCAATTCAGACGGAGGAAGGCACGCCACACGGCAAGGCGCCATCGTTCGTCTACATGTAACCGAGCCAAATCGCCATCGATGTGGTCCAGATGTGTGCGACCGTTCGGAGTCCAGTTGGAGTAGTCGGCCACGGCTTTGGTGGGATCGCCATTAACGTGTGCCAACCCTTCCAAACCTCGAATATCGCCACCGTTTCCACATGCTTTCTCCAGGGCGTCCATATACGTGACCACCAATGGATGGTCGGCATCGATGGCTTCCAATTCACGGAACACTTCCAATAAGCTTCCGGTTCCCGTGGTCGCCCCGAAGATCGTTGTTGTGAATCCACGAAGTGTGGCGTCCTTTCCGTACTCAATGTAATTGTAAAAGAGTGGCCACTTCGTGCTTCCGTTCTCGGGAAGACTGATTAGCTGCATAATGGTATCCATCTGCACCTCAGTCAGGTCCCACATATCACGTACCGCGACGGTGATCGACCGAGGAATATCGGGTTCCAATTCCCCTTCCTCGAGATCGGATACCTCGTCCTCATCGTCCTCGTCGTCCTCGTCCTCGTCCTCGTCCTCGTCGTCGTCCTCGTCGTCGTCGTCTTCATCGTCCGTGGTATACTCGTACTCCTCGTCATCGTGGACATCCAGCCAGGGGAACTGGACAAAGAGTTCTTCCACCGTGCACCCGCGATCGATCGCGTGCTTGAGGCTCACCCATTTCATGAGGGGCTCGATGCTGGATGTGATCGTATTGGCGATCACCCGTGCTTCGGACAATGACATGCGACCGGTGCACCCATTGAACGCACAAATGTGTGATCCGATGCTTGGATGGTCCAAATCCATGGCGCAATGCACAATGGATTTCATACTATGAGGGTCCTCCATCATGTGGTGGTCCTGTGGCTGCTGCTGCTGTTGCTGCCCCGCGAAGTGATTCCAATTTGTGGTGTTATGGTTCATGATGTGATGATGTGTTTTTACAGAGAGATTTTATATCGTACGGTTTTTACTCATCAGCGTCCATCATGGTCGTGGACGTTCCACCACGACTCATACTCAAACTGATCATCTCCTTCTCCACAACCTCGCGCTTGGAGTAAATGTTTTGGAGCGCTTCGTTCGCCTTGGCCTCGTCGCCCAACCGCTCTACGAGCTCTTCCAAAATCATCTCCTTCTTCAGCGTGCCCGTTCGTTTCGATACCTTTCGCACGATCCGTGCGCCCTCGGGTAAATTGACTTCGTCAATGCTGTGGTTCTTTAGGTAGGCCAGGATGGCTTCGGCCATGCTGTCCTTCTGCATTTTGAGCTCCTTGACTTGGCGGTTGACATTGGTGATCTGGGCCGCGACGGCCGCAAATTCTGAGGCGATCGATTTGAAGTCAGATTCAGACATCGCGAACCGATAACAACTTATTCTTTCTTTTTTAAAAAGAGGCGTACGGAGACACGTCCGCATTCGTACAATTCCTTCTTCTCGTCCTGTGGCATATCAAAGGCCAGACCGTTCACATCGGGCGACATCTCGATCGTGCAGATATCCAGCGTGGTCCCCGGGCGCATGCTGCTCGGGAAGGGGCTATTGGCGTGCACAACAGTATCCACAATGCTGTTTATATACGTCTCAAACGTTAGGGTGTGTTCGGTGTTCAGTGTCGCAGCGTACGTTTCGAAATTCAAGCCCAAAATCCTCGTGCATCCGTACGTATCCATGGCCACACTGACTGGGAACGCCGACGTCAACGCGCCGTCCACGTAGACATGGTCCTCATACGATACCGCCGTGAACAGAAATGGAACCGAGCAACTCATACGCAGGGCCAGGCGCACGGACATGTCCGGAGTACGAATGGGATCGAAAATAGCCATGCTGCTGGAGGTCACGTCGGTGGCAATCACACTCAAGACACGATTCGTATCGCGAAAAATGTCGCTAAACGTCAGTCCCTCGGGAACGATCGATGCAATCAGCGAATCCAAACTGGCTCCAGCATCGAGTCCGAATTCTTTGGTGAGCAAATGGATCTGCAGTTTCTTCTCGTACACAAACGGTAGAATGCACGCATCAAAGACGTCCTTGGATCGGAGACCGAGGCAGGCCACGCACGCCGCGATGCTCCCGGCGCTGCTCCCCACAAAGAAACGGGTCTTGGTCATGTCGAGACGCTCTAGCTCGGTCAGCGCGCCGAAGTGGGAGATCCCGCGCATACCGCCGCTGGCGAAGACAATGGCGTCGTATCGCAGGTGTGACCTCCCACCACGTTGGCGCGTCGTGGGGTTCGTGGAGTTCTGGATACGGTGTCCTGGTTTTGGCATACATCGAGTCAGTATATCACGCATAGTTCCTGTGTACTGTACACACTTCTTTGAACCATATATGCTGGTTCCAAGAAGATTTATGGCTCGTAAATCACGTCGTCGAGGAGTCGGGTGGGTGTCTAACAATCCAATGGCTTCCTCAATGGATCGGCCTCGATCGTTGATTGCATCCAAGGACCAGCGTCGACGCGTTTCAATGGGGGATCACGTCTCAATTGGTAGCTTGGGTTCTTCAACGAAGCACCGATACTGTCGGCACTGATCAGCTTGGATGCCTCCAAAAAGTTCTGTTCGCTCAGGGGATTGCGTGGAGCAAACTCGCTGAACTTTTGGGTGGTCTCGTTGGCGTCGGGACGTGGCAAGAGATCCGTGGACACGGAGGCTGGGGGCATACCCTTGCCCTCCCATCCCCCTGGAAGCTTCTTTGGGTTGGTGCCAGATGGTTGTGGAGTGAGTGCTGGGCCGTATGAATCGTCCTGCTTTGGAGGGATGGTTGCCCACCTGAGCTGCTGAGGTTCCCACGCAGAGAATGTCTCTGCTTTCTTGGTTCCCTGGACCAGCCTGAAGAGAATGATAATGATGAGGACGGCCAAGACCAGTTTGAGAATCTGACTTCCTTTCATGTGCGTAATGACCTATTTCAAGAAAATAAAATTCGATTCATAGATACACAGATCACACATCGATCTGTTCCTCAGGATGGGCCATCAGATCCTTATGGAGCAAGGTCGACACAAGGTCGTGTTTGGTGATTGATTCGTGCTCTGGCTGCTCTTCGGGATCAAATAAGTAGGCATTCTCGGCGGTACTCGCTGGTTTGATCAACGTCACCGTCCAGAGAACACCGTACTGGGTTCTGGTGAACACGGCCGAATTCAGTTCCAATACACATCGAACACGAGACCCGATAGGTGCGTTCAAAGTTCCACCAATGTCGTCGTCCACCCGAACCATGAGGCACTTGGTGTGGGGATCGTAGAAGCGGCGAAGCGCGTTTTCCAAGAACCCGTCCTCGAGATCCTCGTTCTGGAACCATTCGACCTTGCGGTCCTTGGCCGCCTGAAGGAGACGAGATTCCAGCTGTTCAAATGTATCACCGTACACCCGTTTCAACTTGATCTGAATGTAGTCCCGTGTATCGCCATCGTCGTCCACCACGGACTCCTTGAGGACCACGGGTGGGGTCAGAATGCAGAGTGGTTCACCCGAGTTGAGTTTGGCCACGTACGTATCGTTCACGCGCTCCAAAGTCGAATCGAAGTTCACGTTTTTCACGCTGGTGATTTTCCTGGCACGTTTCTGGACGGCGACAGATTTTGTCGTTTCCACGGCCACCGTCTCCGCCAAGGAATGGGTGGGGCTGGTGGGTGTGTCCTGACACTGGATCACGAGTTCTTCATCAGACTTGGTCGATGGTGGTGTGGTGTTGCACTCGGTGTCGCTCATGGTTGTGTGAGTATACAATCAGGGTCAGATTTTTTACATGATGAAAAACACGCAATCATTCAACGAACGCCTGACCGTTGGAGGTCTCTTCCCCTGGGATGGTCTCTTCCGTGCACCCGTCGTCGGTAAACGCAAACCCAGAGATACCCACGGGGCGGGAGACCACCTGACACTGTAAAATACGCAGAGAGATCCCGAAGCTCTTGTTCACGAACCACGTATTGACTTCCACAATGCACCGGATCTGGGACGATTTGGTCACGTACTCCATATCCACGCGATTGTGTTGCTCATCGTAAAACTCCGTATAGGGAGAGATCTTCAGACGAATCGTGGGCTTGTATTTGTCGTTGGAGGGGTCGCGGACGATCGAACGATAAAACTCCTGAACAATCTCCTTGGACATCTCCTTACCCAACCATTCGCGAGACTCGCGAACACCCACGTCCAGAACGTGTTCATCGAAGGCACGACACGTGTCGAGGAACGCGTTGATCTTGGGGTCCGTGTCCATATCCCTGAAGCTCAGGTCCAGGCTGTACGAACTGTTGCCCGTGGACGCATCGTCGAATTTCGAGACTCCGAATGGAGCTGGCATGACAGGCGTCTGAAGACGTACTTTTTCGCCCTTGCTCGTGTTCACATACACGACTTTGGAGCCTTTGGCGTTCTTTTGGACGCGGCTGAATAAAATGTCCGCCTTTGGTTGGAACTCGCTGTGAAGGATAATACCCGCCATGATGATGATCGATTATAAATTTAGTCTGCACCATTCCGGACAGGAATACAATCTTTGAACAGGACATCACCCAATCATGTTCCGACGAGTGACCGCCCTTGCACTGTACTCATCGAGTTGTTGGTGCATGCACAACCTGCTCCTCAGTCACTATTTCACCGCGTGCAAATCGAATTTTCTGTCCTTTATTTTACCCGAGTCGCCATACTGTTCGCTCGTCCACGCATCTGTTCAGCTCTTACAGTGCTCGCCACTCTTGGTGGCGGCACCGATGCTCTTATCGCACAAATTCGGGCCGAAATATTTTTTAGACCAACACCAGGATACCACGCCCGCAGCGGAACTCCATGCCACAGAAAAAGAAGAAACACGTGAATAGAGCCTATTCGGGCTCCAAAGAAGTCCTGTTCAAAGAAGATGACGAACACCATTACGCCATCGCCCTGAAAGTACTGGGTGATCGACGATTCTCCCTGTTATGTGACGACGGTACCGAACGTATCGGGAAGTTGCGCGGGAACATGCGACGCTCCCAATTCGTCGGTGCAGGTACCATTGTTCTCGTCGCGGAGCGTATGGAGGGCGATCTCAAAGTCGATATCTTTCATAAGTATCCCGACGTCCACGTCAAGATGCTCCGACGATACGGTGAACTCGAAGAACTCCATTCCTTCCACTTGAAATGGCAACGAGATAATGGCCTCGGTATGACGTCCACCGATGACGCCATAGATGATCTCGATGATGATTTGATCGTGTTCGAACACGATGATGACGTGCTCATTTTGGATGACATCTAATCATACATTGTATGTAATACAATCAAGGCAACTGGTGATGCCATTGGCATCAGCAGATTACCTATACCGCTATGAACAAAGAACTACAACCATATTTTTTTTACTTTTACTGAGTCGGAAGTGGGACTGTACCACCCCCTCCCCCAGATGCGGGAGGAGGCATGGCCGCCTGTGGCAACGCATCCGTAGATGGGAACGGAGCTCGACTAATACGAGGCGTAGTATCGGTGAAATACAAGACAGCAGCCGCAACGACGCCTCCAACAACCACCGTCTTTGCAAACGTGCGTCGTGCGGTCTTTCCTCCATCATCACTTCCTTCCATGGTATGGTCGTACGCTGCCAAGAGCACAGCTGTTCCGAGAACAATACTGATCGCCAGAACAATTCGGTTGTCCATTGTGTGTTTTCATGTACATGCACAATTTATTTTTGATCGTTTTTCTGCGACGATCGCGAGGTGTCGAAGACCCAGCCGAAGAAAGATGGATCGTTCAATATCTTGATAGGATTGGAGTCGTTTGTGTTGTCTGTATCCATTGTACAGTATATACTGGACCGCTACGAAAACAAATCTGCGCGTTTTCATGCAACGATCAGAATCCTTCCCGAATGGGCTGTTGATCCCCGGCGAAGAGCTGATCTGGACGACGCAATTGTGGCTGCGTGTATGGTCCTGCAGGTGTTGCATGTGGTTGTGGTGGGTGTGGTGGATGTGGTGATTGTGGTGATTGTGGTGATTGTGGTGGGTGTGATGATTGGGATGGATGTGATGGTGCAGGGGCCTGGGATGGAGGTCCGGAAAACATGTCATCGGGATCATGATGGTCCTCGGGAAGATCGCGTTGGATCGGCTGCTGCTGTAATGGTGCAGCATACTGGTGTGTGTCAAATGGAGCCGTTGGAACGGGACCACCAACGTGGATCTCGTCCTCATCCTCGGACGATGACGATTCCGATTCAGATATTGGTATGTCCCCATCGGACTGGCGTTTCGGAAAACTGCCGTCATCACCACTCGAATCCGACTCGTTCTGCAGGGCCTCCTGGGCGACCTGAGTATCCCCGCCATTCTGCAGATAGGCCATCAAGACGTCCTTGAATGGGATCATTTTACGGATCGTCCTCTCGATCGCGTCGCTTACAAGGGGAGCCAAAATCGCTTCCACGCTGTACCTCGTAGTACTCATCATCGTCGGGTCTTGGTACAGCTTCTTGGCCGTCTGGATATACAATTCGTGCACAAAGGTGTCCGTGTTTGGTAGCTTGAGCTGGACCTTGGGACGGTCCTGACTCAACTTGATGGAACTCATGATCTTCAGCTGCGCGATGATGCACGCGGCGATCAAATCGTCCAAATACGGATACATATACGTGATTTCCCTGGTTTTTGTGCTGATGATACCCGCGTTCCACGCGGGAATCTCGCGGAGATGGTTTTGGAAGAGGAGCACACCGTCTCTGTTGCCTCCTTCCTGAATGCTCTTGATCCAGAGATCTTCAAATGTCGCCACAATACTCGGGGTCACGATCTCCTCGAGCTGTAATCGATACTCGTTTTTGGCATCCAACAACAATGCTGTGAGGTCACTCATTGATTGAGTTGAGAGAATATACCATTCCCGGTGGAAGTTAAATTCTTCCAGATTCATGCGAACGAATCTCATCATCCACGCCTGGGTTTCATAATCGAACTCGCCTGTAAACGAGCGACTCGTACGTTTAATGGTTCTTTGATCGTATCACGCCTTGGTTTCTCTTTCTTCTTTTTCGATGATGTTGCGTGTTTCGTTGGTTTTTTAGGCGAAGGTGGCGGGTCTTTCTTCGGGCGCCAGTCCACCACAAGGACGCCTGGAGTCGCGTCGTCTGTGGTCACCAAGAATCCACCACGCTCCAGTTTCTCAACGCAGTACCGGATCGCGTGACTGTGCGTATACGGTGTTCGACCAACCACAAAACTGGGGATCGTGCACACCGTGAACGAGTTTCCAGCGGCGTGTTGGCGTTGGATGTGGTTGACGCATCCTTGATAAATGTGCTTGTACGTTTCGTGGTTGATTCGGGATCGTTCGAGATCCTTTTTCCGAAGGTCGGTGACGCTCAACATTCTCGAGTCCTAGTGGTCATACCGAAAATGTTTCCCGCGAAAATAATCTCACAAAGACTGTATACGATCCATGGGCGAAGCCAACTACGATCTTCTCCACCCTGGACTCACAGTCTATCATCACGTGGGATTACTCATTCCGATCCTGGCCATCATCATTCCGTTTTATCTCGCGACGTGGGTACCATTCGTGTGGATCGAGGAAAAACATCATCTCTTTGCAGCTCTGGCACTCGGTGCGACAATCACGGGTTTGTCCTGGTTTGCCATGAAATTCGTCCCCTTTTTACAGGATGATCAGTATCGTCTGAACAAGGCCGTGCTCCTGGGTCTCCTCGTCTCGGAAATCCTGGTCTTCACGTATCCCAACGCAAAGTCGTTCAAGGACCGCGTACCATCGGCACCCATCATATCATTCTTCCTGTTCATGTACCTCTTTGGCGTCTCGGAGATTTACAGGGACTGAGCGTTCGGTGACTTCTTCTTCAAAAAAAGCACGCCAGGTGTGGTGTACCTGGTGTGGTTTGTGGGACTCTTTACAATAATTACGGATAACAACTGAGAGATCTTTTTATGTTTGAACTTTCTTTGGAATCTTATGAATGCGGCTCATACTTGACTTCAAAATCTTGTGTTGCTTTTTGAGTTCCTTATTTTCCACAAGCAATTTCTCTACCTTACCCTGGAGAACCTCGATGCGTTTCATCATCTTGTCGGCTGTCATGGGACGAGCAGACTTGTTCTTTGGTTTGGGTGGTCCAGATTGCTGTTCGGGGACGGCAACCGTCGAGGCGACTGATTCCATTCCCCCGGTCTCAATATGAGCGTCTGCTGAAGTCGTCATGGCGTAAGATATACCCTCCACAAGATAAAATTATGACTCTTTTTCACGCGATGCTGTAGCCTTACTGCGTTTTGGCGCTTTCATGGGGGCGGGCGGTGGTGAGCTCTGAGTGTCCGCCGCCACCACGGTAGGCGTGACAGGTTCCTCCTTGTCCTCGTCTTCCGTAGCAGCAATGGGTTCGAATTTCAAATCGCTCAACATGGCTGGTGTGAATGGATCTTGGTTCTGTGACGCCAACATACTATCGTGGCGATCAAGAGCCAATTTGACGTTATTGTGCTGAGTCACAACGTCAGTCACGCGCGACTTGAGCGTACGAATGTCGCGCCACATGATGTAGAGGACGACTGCCAGAAGAACGAATGGGATTGCAATATAGTAGCTTTGCATGTTTGGTTCGTGATACCGTTCCAAAAGATCTTTTTTTCTTTTGAAAACACGCAGCATGCCGAGTAACCGAAAAAGGGCGCGCAATCCGGACGACGAGGCGGTCGCTGAAGATCTCCGGCAACGCGCGGATGAACTGCGCTCGGTGATTCTCGAATACGACCAAACCGCGTGCATCCAGCATTTACAGGAAATGCAAGAGACATGGGACATCGATCATCCACCACAGACGTTCCAGGACGTGGTATCGCTCGCGTTCCGCAACCTTGGCGCGGATGCCGCAGGAACTGTCGATCACCAGGACGCCGGGTCCTACGGAATCAAACAGATCGAATCCAACGTGCGTATGGCAGAACTCGAGGCCATGGCGTTGTGTGCACGGATGAAAGAGCTGGACTGTCTCACCAATACGCCCGAAGGCGCAACCATGCTCAAGATCCTCCAAGTCCTGTACTACTCGAGAAAGATCGTGGTGGGACTGTTCCTCGCCACGGTCTCGTACAACAGTGATATGGTCTTAGATGAAGAGATCGAAAATAACCTCCTAGGTTCCTGGCATCTCCGGTTCCGGTGGGGAAACGTGGAGAAATTGAAAGATTTTCAAAAGCTGTTGCTGTATTTGCTCGACGTGTGTCACGAGAAGCGGTACCGGAAGCAGGGAGATAGTATGTACGAGCCCCTCGTTGTGGACGGGAACAAAACATACGCTTGGAAGCGCGTGGGCACCATCAAGAGTTTTATCTATCACGAATGCCAGAAGGAAGTCGAATACGACGCGTTCCTGCAGCTCACCAGTAGTTCCAGAACGTGGAAGATGCTGGAAGAGCATCTCGAAGCGTGTGCGGATTTCCAGCTCCCCACGCTGGTGAAGAACAGACATTACTTTAGTTTCCGGAATGGGATCTACGCGGCAGAGGAAGACATGTTCTACCCCTTCCCACACGCGTACACTGTCGTTCCAGATACCATTGTGGCAGCCAAGTACTTTGATCTCGAAATCGATCCAGACATATCGTCGAAACGGTGGGATGCCATCAACACCGAATATCTCGATGCCATTTTCAATTATCAGGGATTCGAGGGAGAGACCATGCAGACCTTCCTCACCCTCCTGGGGAGGATGCTGTACCAAGTCGGCCAGAAGGATAATTGGCAGGTCTTTCCGTATCTCCTGGGTCTGGCGGGGACGGGCAAGAGTACCATCGTACACGATATCGTCGGGAAGTTGTATAGCGTCGAGGATGTGGGTGTCTTGTCGAATAATAGCGAGCGTACATTCGGATTAGCAGCTCTACACGATAAGATGCTCTTCGTTGCGGGGGAAGTGAAACGTGATCTCGCGCTCGAACAGAGCGAATTTCAATCCATGGTGTCCGGAGAGTCCATGAGCATCAACGAAAAGTACAAAACAGCGTACCCCCTCGAGCGATGGGTGGTTCCAGGGATCATGGCGGGTAACGAGCTTCCAAGTTTCTCGGATAATGCGGGATCGATCGCGAGGCGGTTGGTCGTCTTCCGATTCGATAAGAAAGTCACGCGTGGTGATACCAAACTTGGAGAAAAAATAGCCAGCGAAATGGGAAACATCCTGATCAAAGCCAATAAAGTGTATTTACAGGCGGCAGAGACGTATGGCGAACGCGATATTTGGGAAATCCTACCAAAACACTTTATCGAAGCCAGGGATAGATCCATGGCCACACTTTCCTTGGTGGACGCATTCATTCGTCAACCATTCGTGATTCTCGATCCAGAACTGTTCATGAGCGTTCGTGACTTTATGTCTGCTGTGCGGGCCTTCTCGTCCGAAACGGGATTCGACGGACCGCGGTCGAGTCAGGAGAGTTTGATCACATCTCTCGGGAAATTCGGTGTCCAGATGCAACGTAAAGTGATGAACATACGAGGTCGAGACGTCCTCGATGATTACCTGTTCGGGATCGATCTACGACACGAGAGTCTAGCAGTTGATGCATTTGATGATAGGTCATGATCATGATTTTGTAAAAAAAAACAAAATGTTTGGATTCATTCAGGCGATGAACGACCAAGACCTTTTGGACATCTACGCCCAGAGGAGAGAGGAATACGTCGCCATGAAAAGGCGAGTGAATGATATCCGCCGCGAGCTCAAAGCGTTTCTGGACGTCGGTGATATGACTGGATTTCGGGACGCACAGTTCCAGGCCGATATTCTGTGCACGAGCTTTCAAAGGGTCCAGGATTCCATGTGGCATCTGGAATCCAAAGTGTGTGATATCTTGCCCATGCACAGACCACCGCTCGATGACGAGGAAAATTAAAATCTTGCCAGAACGACATACATACACACCATGAACGTCCTCTTCGAAGCCATTGTTGTTGGTGCCATGCTCGCACCGGCCCTTGCATGGACGCTCAATCAATTCAAGCCGCAGACCACCGTGGCAATCATGGTGCTCGGATTTTTCCTGGGAGTCGCGTTCCACCTCTTCTGCGAGCTGGTCGGTCTGAATAAAATGTACTGTGCACATGGTGCCGCGTGCCAGAGATGACGTGGTGCGTCAACTTTTACACAGGTACTTTTACACATCGAGATATTGTGATCTCGATGACACCTCACTTTCCTGATGATGACATGAGGAAATCGAATGATTTGATGTTACTGGTCCATCTCGACAGTCCCGACGGGAATGACGTACCACGTCTCCCCCTCGGCGTGTTGGAAAAGGTCGACAGTGGTTCGTCCCACGACAGCGTGAAGTGGTGATCCGCAGGAGGACACGATGCGGTACGAATACGGACCCGTGTCGGTCTTGAGGAAGCGCCACGACGACGATGGAGATTGCACCATGACGGGAGCTGTACAGTATGGATTGTGATCGAGGTAATCGCCTCTGCCGCTCAGCGAACGGATGCGAGTCTTGTCGGTGAGGAAGACTTGATTCAGTTCCATTTGACGATAGGGTTCCAACACGACACTTCCGAAGCGCGACGTCAGGACATGCATCGATCCATTGCGGTCGAACGTGTCCTTGTGAATGAAGACGTACATCACTGGGTCGAGCGGTGCCTGAGTGACGGGAGTCGGTGTCGTCACCACTGGAGACGGTGCAGACGTCGTCGTTTCCCTCGTATCCATGGGGGGACCAACGGGGCATTGGTCAAGATTGGCTTTTGGGACGGTGCGATACGGAGGACTTCCCCAGGATCTGTACACGTCTATGGAGGGGTAGCGACGAAGGGTACTGTCCTGAACGCGGAAGAGGGACCCGTTTTGTGTACTCATGATGGTCTCGCCCTCAACGAGGTCCGATGGACACACGAGCGACGGAGCATCGGTGATTGGTACCGGTGTTGTTTGTGGTATCGGTGTGCTGATGATCGGTACAGGTGTCCCTGGCGCGATTGGGGAAATGGTTACCGGAGGCGCGGTCGTTGGTTGGATGCTCACTTGGATAGCACCCGTCAATGACGTGACGATATTGGTCCTAGAATCGTACACGATTTCGATTCGATTGGGGATGACTACCGTGGTCGCCATTTGGTCAGATCGGCGCATTCGGATGGAGTATTGCCCCTGGTACTGGGTGTTGTTCACCCTCGTGAGCACTTGCGATACGTCCGCCCAATCCCGTCCCACCAACGGGACGGGGGTCGTCACAATCATGGGTTTGATGGGTTCCATGATCACCCTTGTAGTATCACAGACTTGACATTGATCAAGAAAATAATGATTTTATTATCTTCGGTACTGTTACATACACCACATATGATGGAAGAAGCTATTTGGTATCGTGATCCACGGGTCCTCGTGACCAGTGCCCTCGATTTCTTTCCTCTCAGACGCGCCGAGCAAAACGATGCGTCCTACGTGAATACAATCACACGGTTCGTGCTGTACGCCACCATCGTCCTCTTCGTGGTCACCAGACGACCCGTCATATTGCTGGCGGGGGGCCTGGTCATCGCCCTGGTCTCGTTGTTGTATTTCTGGAGGGCCGCGTCGGAAGATGCCGAGAGACACAAGAATCCACGGGACTACTGTCGTCCACCGACGAGCGACAACCCGTTCCAAAATATACTGACAGATGAACACGGCCAGGGACCGTGGGCCCCATGTGAAGGCGAGGAGGTCGACCGCGAGAAACAGCGTTTGGCCAATACGGCCAAATACACCGATCTCGACGACTACCCCAATACGGAATTCAACGAACGCCAATTCATCACCCTTCCAAATGCAGGGTACGGACCTGACTTCGCGAGCTTTTCCCAGGAACTCGCCAAAGGCAGTACCCTCATTGATCGGTAAGTCTGTTCTGGTCCCCACCTATCTGGGGAAATAATCCGCCATTCCCGAAGCTTTCGGTGACCAAGCTCATTAAATTCTGGAATTTGGGGTCGTTCGGGTCTGGGGTCTCCACACCCATGAGGGCACCCACTTTGGACATCATCTGGGGCAACATGGTGGTCATATCCAACGATCCGGATTCCTTCACCGAGGAGACGGCATCTTTTGCGATATCCTCGATTCCGTCCAGGATCTTGGTATCCAACGTCTTGATGGTCGTGCCCAGCACAAAGAGGGTGCTCACGTACGAGAAGATGGCCTTCTTCGTGTCCGCATCCAGACCCTCGGCATGCCACAAGTCCCTCAGATTCAGGCCCATGCCCAGATTGATGTCCTCGTCGAAGAACGATTCATCACCTTGCATAATTTTGTCACCATACGGCTGTGTCGCCGCCATGAACGTGTCCACGCCCTTGGTGGGACTCGATTCGAGCATGGTGGAGAGCGTGGCCTTGAACAGCGTTATTTGCGGGTAATCGGGGAAGGTGGCGGACAATTCGCCGACAAACTCCTGGAGCATATGATTGAACGATTGGATAGTCGTCGACATTTTTTCGAATACACCTTTGAAAGAATTAAAAATGAGACCGATCCATGCATGCGGGAATTTTCGTCTGAAAATAAGGCGGTCAATATGTCAATGACATGCCCCACATTGTCAGTCTCGATTATGTACCAGGAGTCGCAGACAGTATCATCTCGTATTTCCCAAAGGACGTCTGTATGTTGCCCGCCTCCACGGACGTCTCGAAACACGGTACGCTCTCCGCGAGTATCCTCACGTCTATCCAGGCCCTCCTGGTGCGAGTTCAACATATGTCCAGATGTCCGGCAACGGCGACAATCGTATGCACACATTGGTTCCATGTTCCCATCTCCGTCTTGGGAACGGCAAACGAGAAATGTATGGTCCATTTCATGGAGCGACATACCAGGGACGTGATCTCGGCTTTTGGAATCGAGTTTACACAGACCGCCATCACCTTGCACATCAGCGAAGACGAGTGTCTGGAACGCCTCATCGAAAACATGGACGAACCGCGTATCGGAATCCATGCGATTCGGATGTATACACACCATCTGAAACAGGTACCGAACACGCATCGAATCGCGATCCCTCGAGATGGCCTCGATGTTCGATATATCAACGAGTCCATCATCCAGATGATCAGCTGTCAAATTCGAACAGAATGGATTTCAGAAGCATCGCCACCGAGCGAGTGACGTGTGATCCCCCGGTGTTGGGGACGAAGAAAAGTCGCCTCGTCGTGCGGTACGGCGGACAACAACGGATCGTATTTCAGTGTCCGCGCACGAGGGTGCGCGTGGTCAAAACAAGCTTTAGCACACAGATGCACCGTATCCTCGATCGGTATACGGTGCCTCGATTTGAGGCGTTTTTAGGTGATGTTCTCGCGCGTATCCAGGTCACGGGTCATCTTGATCCGAGTCGGCGTGTGCTCTCGCCCATGCAACATATTTCCGTCGTTGATCAAACCATCGTGTACGACCAACACGGGACACCGTATGACGACGATCTCGTCGCGGGAAACGAATATATCGTTGGATGCTTGATCGCCCTCACGGGTGTGTGGGTGAGTCTGTCCGAAGGCGGGGCCGTCATGTCATGGGGACCGTGCTGGGAAGCGGAACAGGTGAAAGTGTACGACCTCGTCATGAGTAGACCGTCAGGACGAGTCTTTTTCAACGGAGTGCCGATGTTCAGAGACTGATGTTGATGGCGGTCGTGGACCCGGCAGCCACGACGGCAAGCACGCCGGTGACCCAGTACGGTATTGCAACCCCCTGGAACCGTTGCATCCCGCGGATCTTCGGGTACACGAACGTCAGCATGAGAAACGTGACCAATGCCACGATCCACCCAATCTTGTTCTCCAGGAACCAGGTCCTCCACCACTTGCGTGGGGGAGGGCCGCGGACGTCGTCAGCCTGTGGCATCATCTGACCAGGGTACCCGTGGTACTGGCTGTGCATAGGTGGAGCGTATTGTTGCATATGAGCCTGTTGGTGCTGGTGTGGGTACGGTGCTGCTGCTGCTGGTGGTAATGCACCCGTTGGTGTGGGAGGTTGGAAGTACGGGTTCTGGAGCTCGTTGGGGTGAGCCATGGGTGCTTCCTGGAATTGGGGCTGTTCCATGGGTCCCTGTTGTTGATGCTGGTCGAATTGTTGCCGTTCCATTTCCTGCTGCTTCAGAATATCGGCATACGACACGTCTCCAGACGCCGGTTTATTCTCCCGTGTGCTCACGCTCGGAAGCTTGCTCACAGGGGTCGCAAGGGTATCGTCCATTTATAGTATACGTTTGTATACCCTATTCCCAGATTTTGAATCCACGTATTTTTCGGCAGATGTGTGTGACAGTCACCATTGTCACAATAAAAATTTTATCTTGCAATACTCCACACACAGTATGATCAACTCTACCACCCTCTTGGCCGTCGCTCTCTTCATCATCTTCTCGAGCTCCACGAGCTACAAACTGACATCATCTCTGGGCTTGCCAACCCAAAAGTTCGGAACACCAACCCGACTCGGCCTGATCCTTCACGCCCTCGTGTTTGGTGTCCTCTTTGCACTCCTCCAGAACAAAGTCTAATCTCTCCTCCACAGAGAAATAATGTTGCGTGACTCTATATGCCAGGGAAAAAACAGTCGTCCAATCCACCAAAATCCTTCGTCACGTACCAGAACACCCAACGTATTCTGAGTAATATTCAACGCCAATTGGGGCAACTGAGTGAGCAGAAACTGACCCCTACCATGCGCCAAAAACTCAAGGAACTCAAGCGTGTCCACGGCGACATGAAACGCAGCTACGCCAATTACGCCTCGACATCACTCAAGCACGACGTGAATTCCATGTTCGACAAAGTGCTCTCCAAAATGAAAACCACGCGTCGTGGTTCCTGAATGTATTTTTCAATTTCGTAAGATGCGTATATCCATCGAGGGAAATATCGGTTCCGGCAAGAGCACCGCTCTTGCCAGATGCATGACCAATCCAGCGCTCGCCTCGGTGTGCTCCTTCTTCCCGGAACCGCTCCACGAATGGGGCGAGATCCTGGAACGATACTTACGCGATCGAAAGACGTGGGCACTCCCGCTGACCCTCGATATCATTCGAGGCTTTCACGCGTCGTCGTCGGAGACCACGCAACACGCTCTCGTCGAGAGAAATCCTCTCACGTGTCGGTACGTGTTCACGGAGATGCTCAAAAACGATACGCTCTTGAGTGCGGACGAGATGGTACTAGTCGATCAGTACATGTCCATCTTTGGCTGGACTCCAGATGCTGTGGTGTACATTGACGTTGATCCGAACGTATGTCTCGATCGGATCAAGAAACGAGGACGGCGAGGGGAAGTCGAGGCCGTGACATATGAAGAGCTGCGGATGATAGCGCACCAATACGACAAGCTCTTCAACACCCATCTCAAGAATACCCGCGTGGTGCGACTCAAACAGGATGCCGACGAAACTATGGACGCCTTCAACGCGCGAATACAGAAAACGGTGTGTGACCTTCTTCTCGATGGTCAGGTGAAGCACACCCTTTGACTGTACGGCGTCGCCACCGAGCGAATTTGGTACAGAAGGAACAGAATCAACACTGTTTGCACAATCATCAAGCTCATGAAACACTGGACGGCGCGAATGAACCACGCAAATCGAGCGGATAAATACGACATAAACGGTGTCAAGACGGTCGCGTAGACGCGTTCCATTCGATCGTCGTCCGTCGTCAGGGTCCCCACGCGATCAATGCAGTGGTCCAGGGCTTGATCAATAAGCTCGTCCATGATCTGATCATTGCACACATTTTAAATTTGGATTGTAAAACGTACATGGACCACCAATGGATGAATCACTCGCTCCCAGTGACCTGGTGATCGATCAGACGGACGTGCAAACCGTCGAACGATGGTTGGAATCCGCCGAACGAGGCCACGTTCTGGTCATCACATCAGAGTCGCCGGGATGTGGAGTGTCCACCATGTTGCGAGTCCTGGCGCGCCACATGAGCGATCGTCTCGCTCTCCTGTACGACGAGCCGCTCGGGTTCGGGACACACACCGTGTTGGGACACAAAAAAGTCCTCGTCCTCGATCCCCTTGACGAGTTCGTGATGGACCAGACCAAGCAACGACGCGCCCTCTCGATGGTGGAGGAACGACGGATACCCATCGTGATCACGGGTATTCGAAGGCGTGTCTCGATGGCTCGAGTCTCCGATATGTTCGGCACAGTGGCAAAGAAAGAGGGCGTCACCTTCCTCCATATCCCCACCCCGGACAGAACACGAGCTCTCGAGGCGCTCGCAAAGCACGGAGTCCCCAATGCCGAACAGGTATGGGATGCGAGTGCATACGATTTCCGTCATTGCCTAGCAGCTGCGTCGGTCCCAAACGATGGACCGGATGATACGCCAGTCTCACGATTACGATCGTGTATTCCAGACGGTCTGGACGCTCTCAAACGACTCCTACAATCGCCTCGTCCGGGGGACACGTTTGCGGATGCTATGCGCATGGCCGAGGGCGACGTGAATTTGCTCATTGATGGCGTCTTCGAGAATTATACGCGAGGCATCGTCGACGATTCTTCCTCGAATTTTGAGACAATTCATGCGGTCCTGGATATTCTGTCCGCATGCGATCATTTGCAACATTACGTGTTCCATGATCCGTCCTCGGAATTCCCCGAGATCGGAGCCATGCTTGGAGGTGTGCAGTTTCTTTCCGTTGATATCGGGTCCGCAAACGTCAAAAAACACGGGACAGTATGGGCCAAGGAAAACCATAAACACACGAAGAAGAAGTTGCTTCGTCTGCTCACATCGCACGGAATCCATCCGGACTCCATTCCGTACATTCGATCCATCGTGTGTACAGATCCAAGCACCCAGGCACCCAGGCTCGCGAAGGCGTACGATCCAAGCATCGTATGGAACGCTACGCGATTATGGATGCACCGCGTCCGGGGGTCAGGGTATACAAAAGCACGCCACGATGCTCTGACGTCTTCAGTGGTACCGAATTCGATACGGGCTCGACGGTCTTGACAGATCGGGCCTCTTGCCATGCCTGTCTAAATGGTTCCGTGAGGAGGGATGGATTGTGAATGACCTTGACCAGGGTGATCAACCACAGGACGATGCTGACAACCCAAATGAATTTGCGAACATCGGCATCGCTATCGAATTTGTAGATCGGGGATACCAAATTGAAGAAAAACGATTCCTGGCGCTCGTCATACGGAATGCCGCGGCACCAACACTCCAAGAGGGTGAGAGAGCAATCGTCCGACATGGCGATCCAGTGCACCCATAACAGCGGGCCCGTGAGAAGGTGCAAAAACAGGAGTTGTGAATTGTTCGTAAAGGGCGTGATGATATAAAATAGGATAAACGCGATGTGTAACACACGGATAAGAGTCGCTGCGACGTTCATGTATAGAAGTGTCTCTAGAAAATAAATTCACTCAATGTGCGACCATTTATCGACCATAATCGATCGCCATCATGACGTTTACGTGTGCACCGACTGTGCATTGGTCCTCGATGGAGAACGACCGTCACTGAGTGACCCGTCAAGTACGACGTGCACCGACGTTCGTCTCCCCCCGAACACGCGTGAATGTCTCACGACCGCGGCCAACGCCCTCGGACTCCGTATGGACGAAACACTCAGGGCCGCCACGCTGGTTCGAAACTTTCAGTACACGTCGAGGCACCCAGCATCGGTGGCTGCGTGTGCCTTGCACTGTATGAATGATCCACCGACTCTCCGCGAAGCGGAAACCTTGCTGAAGATTGATCACAAAACGCTCAGTCGAGCGGTCTCCCGTATTCTGTTGCGAATGACATTACAGGAAAAAAAATAATGTTGAGGTGTATCATTATACAGGATGAGCTCGTGGATCAAGAATATTCAATGGAACGATAATGCCATGAGTAGTATGACGCAGGCACCCACCACGTCTGCGCCAATCGCCACCACATCTCCACCAGCTACATTGCCCCCACCACCTCCACCACCACCACCACCACAACCAACCCAGTCTCCAAATTATCCAACCATGAGTCCATACGGAGGAACGGGTAATGTGGTCTTTCCATTGCCGGTGAGTCCAGATCTTCTCCTGGGTTCCGGAAATTTGGATGCTCTCAATCCAATCACCACCGCACCTCCAGTGACCACACCCCCGGAAACTCTGCCTGCGGTCAAGGAAGAAGAAATCACAACGCCTCCACCACCACCACAACCCTTCTGGACCACCACCAAATTACTCATCCTCGCCATATGTATCCTCATTCTCGTGGCCATTGTGTATTTTGTATTTATCAGAAAATCTGGCACAACAACCAACAATGTAACGAAGACACCTAACGTCACCAAAACCATGAACAGCAACAATTCCTCCTCCCCCGCAGCCACTAACACCACCACCACTAACGTCACGACAAAAGGAACAACAAATACCAACACAACAACCTTCAATAATCTACTCAAGAATCTGAATACCAAAAATTCTAAACAATAAGATGTAAGATCCTCCAATTGCTTTTTCAAAACAAACGTCCACGTCGAAATTCGACGTCGACGGTATTCTTGTTGTTCTTCTGTTATGGTATAGACTGTTGTGTATCGGTTTTGTTGAGCAAACGCGTTCCCACACAACCCACAAAATCGTACGGACCAGCATTCACCGCTTTGGTCGAAATGTCGACCACAGTATCATGAAGCACGCGTGTCCAAGGACATACACGCTCGAGAAGATGAGCGACTCCTGATCTGGACACCGAAACAATCTTGGCCTGCGCGAGCGATGCGCGAATGTAATGTTGATGTTGGCATTCCTTGGATGCCGGGGTGAAATTGTAGACATACGATGCCCGGCGGAGTGTATTTGGATCGGTGATTCCATCCTGACGTGCGGATGCAACAGCGTCCCAATTCAGTTCGCGTTTTGGGTACGCGGCAACAACTTCGTCCATTTCCTCCGGATGTTTCTTAAGAATCCAATCAGCCTCGATACCCATACCGCTGTCCATAAGCACCAACCGATCAAATGACGATTTCATCTCAAAGTACGCAATCGCATCTTTGATATTCTCAAAGAACTGGAATTCGACACTGACGTCCTTGGACGTCGCAATTTTTTGTTGTAAACGGAGCAATGTTCCCAAAAACGATGTTGATACGTCAGCTGTATCACCGACCAATCCAACGAGCAGAACAGAGTACGTTGCTTGTTGTTGTTGTTCTCCCATATGTGTGTATGTGTATATGTTCACATCACAGAAAATGTATCAGATCGAAATCATGCGAGACACACAGACACTCGATCGCTCATGTCACCCTCATATTGTAACGAACCCGTGTGCGATACCGTCGCGGTAACGTCAACATACACGTCCATACCATGATTCTGGACCATGCGACAGAAATGGTAGTCCTCCGAAAGGTACCTGGACGTCTCTCCATCAATCGAGGTGTCGAAAAAGACGTGGTACTCCGGGACCGTATTCTTGGAACCCGGGATGTCATTGATAGCCTTGATCTCGGGACACGCGTCACGCAGCGTCTGTAAGGTCTCTTTCTTGATCAAAAAGAAACCCGTCGCCGCATCATACACGCGCATGAACCCATGAGTCAGTGGATGCGTTGTCTCGCCGCGCGGAAGGTTGATGTTGAAGTTCAGTCCCGCATCGCGAAGCAACTCGGGCGTCATCTCGCTGCTGGTGGCAATATCGTCCCATGACAAACCCTTCTTCGCGTAAATACCGGCCGTCACATCACCGTCAAAGACCATCATGCGTAACACGGAGACAGGATTGAAGCTGATGTCACTGTCAATAAAGAGCAAGTGCGTACACGATCCCTGGAGAAACCGTTGGGCCAAGATCGAGCGGCCCCGGGTGATCAGGGATTCGTTGCCCATGATATCAAAGACACACGGAATCTTGTGGATGAGACAAAAACTCTGGAAACGGAGGATACTGGTTACGCACCGACTTGTCATGCGACAACCGTAGCACGGCAGGCCGACGAAGAGACTGAGCTTGCGTTCCTGGACATGACGAACCAAATCGTCGACTGTGGACGGAAAGGGGGATGGAGGGTTGGCTGGCATCGTGATTTCTACACTTCAGATCCATTATTTTGATGATCGAATTCTCGCACCCACACATTGTTCGCCAACACGGCAGGGGTACCGCGGTTGTCCATGGTGCGTGACACCACGCGGTAAAACACAGAAGGAGGTTCCACGCTGGTCTCGATATCGTGAATCTTGAGCCAAATGCGTTTGGAATCGTAGACGATATCGCCCCGAGCGCTCTCGTCGTCCAGGAACGTGGTCACGTCCACACCATCACCCCACTGTCGAATGCTCCTCGGATGACCGATCACAAACGACCACGCCTGGCGTCTGTGAATGTCCGTGACAGCATTGATATCAGCAATGTCCTCGATCGCACGCATGGGAGATCCAATGTACATACTCGGTCGGAGATTGGATACTCGAGTCCATACGGGCGTGCCTTTCCTCGAACGAGTCAGACACTCTGTCGTATCCGTACATACCAATGGAATCGATCCCTGCTCGGAGAAAATGTAGTATACCTTCCCCAAAGCAGACGCCGGAACCAGAGCGGTACTGGCCTTGGCGAAAATTCGTGTGCGTGGATGCAGCATAGAACAGTTCCATACGTTGGGTCAACAAGGAAATTTTGAACATTTTCTTGCCGGGTATCACTATGCGATCGAGTATACGTGTACCTCTCCTCCTTGGTATGCTCGGTATGGTCGGGTACGTCCTCGCTGTCGATGGGTCCACACCGACCAAACGGTGCGGTAGACACATGGTCAACGCGGGAGCCTCCTGTGCGCGAGAAGGGACGACACTGGACAGGGTCGCCACCATCTGTTGGACGATCGTGAATGGACCGCGGATGCGGGACACGACGTGGAGCGCACGTATTCGAGAACGGTGGAACGGCGTCCTACATCAGCTCGATCATACTCCATCAGACGCTCCAGCAGTAACTACACACAAGTCAGATATTCGATTGTGTACCGATCACGCAACCTCGGTACACGCTCACGTGTACGTGTGTCTGCACGAACTCGCACACATAGGGGTCACGTCCGTCGGACATACGCCCGAATTTTGGACATGTTTCCGTGCCCTCCTCGATCAGGGAATCGAGATGGGCCTGTACCGCCACGATCCAGACAATACCGTGTGCAGGACACCCATCGGACCAATGCCAATGCCAGGAAAAGCCTAATTTTTTATCTTAGAGTACATCATACTAAGATATGGAGGTTGCCATACTCGGAGGACTCGCTCTCGCTGGCTGGTTCTTGAAGCCACGGGATGCACCACCACCAATACCATCAACCGAACCGGTACCACTGACACCAAACGAAACGATCGGGTCCCAACCAGGATCGGAGTTCCAGTCCACAGACGAAATACTTCGGTACAATACGGGTGCGATCAAACGGTTTCAACAAGCACACTTTCCCGAACGGACCGGGGTTATTGCCCCCTTCTTCAGGGACGTTCGTAGTCAACAAACCAATGCAGTCACCAAACAACGTACGATGGAAACGTATACGGGAACGGATAGTACGTGGAAACCCAAGCGAGAGACCGAACAATTGTTCCGTCCCACACCCCAAGACATCGATAGTTCCGGGCGCGCAGGGAATACGCCCAACTATATCATGGACCAGGACAAGTTCCGACAATCACTGACCAACGTCCAGAATGGCACGTTCCCGTTCCAACGAGAGAATGTGGGACGAGGACTCGGTGTCGGTGCCGAGACAGCAGCTGCCGATAATTTCCATCCTATGCTCCAGATCATCCCACCAGACGGTAACGCCCATAAGCACCACGAGATGGCGGGGCGACTCGCTACCACAGGCGCGGCCATCAATCAAGAACGTCCCTTTAAACCAGCCATCCGGAAAAATAGACCGCCGCGCGTGTACACGCAGGAGCGGTACCCAATGGCCAAGGGGCGTGCGGCAATCACCGCGCCCACACACAGGGGTGAACACACGTCCGTTCTACCGGCCTGTCATCTCGATACAGAGCATCGGGTTGGGGTCGCGTACCGTGAGGGAGGCATGCCCATCAAAGCACAGATGACCCGAACAAGTGATCGGACCACAGGAATCGAACCGACCAATCTCGTCGGTCCGGATGCCGCAGGGGCGTATGTTGCGGCACACTTTGATCCCGCCAAATTCGAGTCCCTGGATCGAGAAACGCAGGGACAGATCCTCAACGCCAAGTACTTCAATCCATCCATCACCAAATACAGTCAGGATGCTCCCAACGAAACTATTCGTGACGTCACGGGATCGAGGTTCTTTGGTCCATCACAGATCGAGCCCGTGGTCAAGGGAACCACCAACTATTGTCAAGGCCTCCAGCTCCTCAAGGAAGCGAAAAGGGGGTCCTATGTCGAGTCCAAACATACACCAGGTCCGCAACGGACGGAAGCGTATAGACAAGCTAATCTCGGGCTTGGAGTCGATCCGTACCTGGCGCAAACACACAAAATGCGATGTCAGCTCCAACAAAAAGCCGGACAAGCACACGGAAACAGTTCCGCGACCAGGTTTGCGAGTTCCGTGCACCAAGTAGGCAAATTCGCGTCCAACGGAAAGAAAATCCCAGGCGAATCCAATCCAAGAAACGATTTCGGACTCGCATCTCGGGTCCTCGAGACAAATCCGTATGCCCTGCGAACCACGACACAGGCGTGATTTGGAAGCAAAACAAAATATCCGTCTCATGGCATATGACATCATTCGATCCATCCAAACTCAGTTTCGGTATCGGGAAACCCCTGACTGAAGACGAATTCAAGAAATTCTGTGCATCTCAAGGCATGACACCTCGAGTGCATCGATCAGATCCATCACCTCCATCACCACCACCTCCACCACCTCCACCACCGTCTTCTTCATCATCACTCGAGAAATCACCAAAAAAATAATATTGCGTCAGTTCACTACCTCTCATCACCCATGAAAATGAACAGAAACCAAATTATTATCGCCGTCGTGGTGGTCGTCATCATCTGCCTCGCATGGATGTACATGAACCGCGGTGGTTCCGGTGATTCAGCAGCTGACGCCATCGAGACCACTATGCCAATGTCCGGATACTCTCTCGAGAACGACGGATATACCAGGCAGGGACTCCCAGAGGCCCTTCCAGAGACTCTTCCAGCCGTCGAGGGAGCTTCCATCGAGGAGCCAGACATGATGACCATGCCAACCACAGTCGCTCCAACAACAGCAGCTCCATCATGGGGTGCCCCAATGAACGTGACAAACTCACCAATCATCGAGGACGCTCCAGAAGAGTTCGTGCAGTACGCCCCAAGACGCTTCAAGGGTGATATCTTGTAAATATCACACACACACCTTTACACACACACACACACACACACACACACGACACCACATCGTGTGGACAACTCATGTTTTGTTGTCCACACACACGTCCCAAAAATAATCTGGGCGTAGGGTACGTATACCCGATGTTCCGCGCATCGTTTCAAAAAAAGATGAATAATCTCCCAGCCGATGCCAAGGTTTTACCATGGTTCATCGTGTTCCTCATTTTGTTCGCGTGCATTTCAGCCATCAGTGCCGTCATGACCTTCATCGAGTCCAGAAACAGCGGTACTCAACAACAATCTGCCTCCGGGCTACAATTCAATAGCGTTCCGCTCACGTTCGATAATCCCACAACGGGACCACCACGCTTGCTCCCTGAGCTGGTCGAGAGGCGATATGATATCCCCATGGACAAGGACCACCGACCCCTTCCGTACCTGTACACATGGAGCAGGCAGACCAGACAGGTTCCTGATAATTAAAATCCTCGATGGTAGTATCTGCTCCAATCCCATGGCGAAGAAAAAAACATCCACCGTGAATACACAAACGCTCCTGAATGCCCACCGTCTCCAGCGACTGGTGGCCGCACATAATGGAGTCGCCTTACACCTCGATGACCTGAAACACCAGCAATCGAAACAGGAATCGACATTACGAATGAATGCGGCCATGCTCAAGGCTCGACACACGTCGGAATCTCGCGCTCTCCAAAAACGCCATGACCTGGAACGGGCCGCACTGACACGACAACATGCCATCGAGCAAACGGATCTGACCGCCAGGCTCAAACAACATCGAGTATTAGAATCGACTCGACAAGCCTCACTTCGGCGTTCGTTGGCAGCCTTGGTCAAGAAATCTCGAGTTCTGACGAAATCCAAAAAATAAAATACGTCCTGAAGGTATGCCACCACGACGTACCGCGACCGCAACAGGAAAACGGAAGAAACGACATACCATGTCAATCGACCGAGCCGAGAAAATACTCATCGACCACGGATTCAGTCCCGTCCACGTGAAAACGTATGCCACCCTAGCACGAGATCGGAAACGGTCATCATCCACGAAAAAAGCGTCATCCAAACAAGGACGCTCATCAGGAAAAGGAAGCATGTTACTCAGCTCGCTTGTCTAGATTGGAGACAGTCGAAGCACAGTAGGAGCGACTCCGCCGCGTCATCTTGTTTCGGTTGGTCTTCGAACCACCCAGTCCATTCGGACTGTGTGATTTTCAACCATTCCCGAATGTACTGAATCGAGGCCTTCTTGCGTTGATAATATGTATCGCACGCGAGGTCTGGGCGCTCCGTCCGCAAAAACTTGATTCGTCTGCTGGGAGGTACAGTTTCGATAGACGAGTCCGGGTACGTTATCGCACACACAATCTGAATGTAATGCATAATTTTTGATAGGCGGATGTTTTTCGATGGTTGTCGCTCGATACGTACGCTCGAGATCGTCTTGTCGTCCGTGATGATGGTACCCAGACACTCGCGGAAGGAGGCGAGGAATGTGTGGACCGACGAGTCATCAATGGTCACGACACCCCAATACACGATTCTCGAATCCTCGTCGCGCACGAGACACAGACCCAAATGATGCACGCCGGGATCGATCCCGAGTGTATGTGACATTCTTCTTGCATTACAGTGTCAAAAAAAAGCATACGTGTTTTCATTCATCGAGGTTGTATCCTCCCTACATTTCTCGTGTTGCTTGCAATCGAGCGTGCGGTCATCGCATCGACCACCGTTCCGTGTAACACACTGCTGGGTTTTCGAATACGAGCCGACCGTTTCGATACCGGAATCTGGGCTTCTAGAACAGGCGTTCTTCTCACACGACGACGACCTTGCCGTTGAGAGGTAACGAGGGCCGTTGTCTGGACTACCGACGCGTGGGCCTGAACCTGTTTTTCCGCAATCATTGTCCACGTGGTCTCGCCACCATTCTGTACCCATACTTTCCAAGCGTCCGTCACGGGATATCCAAAGACTGCATACGTTTCCTCCCGAGAACACGAATGCGTCACCTGATACTGGGCCATATCGAGTACGACCGGTTGTCCTTCCAACAGATGGACCGGATCACATGGGGGTAACATGCGATACATTAATTCGATATCGTGATTCGAGATAGTCGCCGGTGGAGTGAGATTCTGATTCAATACAGGTTGATGACCGTCTTCGTCAGTGTCCATGGCCATTACCACGTCGGGAACCGACGTTGTACGTACAATCGTGGTATCGTCGCCACCACCACCATTACCACCACCATTCCCACCGTCACCACCACCATTACCACCACCATTCCCACCGTCACCACCACCGTCACCACCACCAGATCCAGTGCCATTCGCATTGGTCGTAGACATCAATGTCGATGGATCTTTCAAAATGTACCGCTTGTGAATGTACTCCACAATCCGCCTCGCGTTCTTGAGTTTCCCAATTTCCAACGTGTCAAATGGAATGTCCGGAAACTCTACCTTCCACCAGCTGAATAACAGGTCCGGGTACTTTTTGACATACGAATATGGCTGTTTCACGATACCGTGGGGGGTGCCTTTGTATTCCTGAAACCACGCAAACTTGATGAATGTCCTCGATTTGATCGCCCATTCGTATACATTCGTCGCCCATGGCGATAGATCCGCACACATCCATTCCTCGACGCCGGGTATATTGTAGTCCTCAGGAGGAGGATTATACGGAGGGTGCTCGCACATATCCGGGTCAGTGTGTGTGTTTTCCCGTGCCACGTGGTTCCCGAAATATGTGTCCTCGGTGAAGAGGTGCACAATATCATCGTGGCCACACCATTGCGTTTGTGTTTTGTAATATCTCTTACTTTTCGTTTGTAATTTGAACCCGATCACGAACTGGAAATTCTCGTACTTCTGAGACTCGTTCAACCAGATACGGCGTTGCTTGGCCAGGAAACGCAGGGCACTGCGTGATTCTCTTGTTGGAGGTAAACTCATTTTGAGTACGTCTTCAAAATTCGTTATATTGAATAGGGTGCGAGTGATCGTCGGTTGGAGATCTACTCATGATACCACGGGAACATGAGGCGGTAGCTGCATCATACGCTCGCCTCGTTGAGTCGACGCAGACGGGTGTGGAAGCGTGTTCGAATGTGTTCGTGTTGCCAGAGGTCACACAGAACGCCATGGGTCTCCGTATCAGTCTGAATCAATACGTTATCGTACAGCGGAAGCGTGTGGCTTTCAATGATGGTAGTGCTATTCTGTACGTGTGTTCGTGTCCGGCTATGGTGGGATGCCGCGAGAGAATGGATTCGACGCACCATTATTCGAAGGCGGAACAGGAGATGGAGCCGTGTCTCCACGCCATGGCGGTTCTGAAAGTTCGTGCGTGGGCCTCGCCCGTTCGGCACGTAAACGATGTCGTCCAGGTATTCGAACACATCTTCCTGGTGATGGCGGATGTACCGATCCTGTTGCGACGAACCCCGCGAGGGGTCCTCATGTGTACGGTGTGCTCGACAAAGAAGAGCGATTGTCCTCACGTGCGACGACTCGAGACCGTTGCGTTGGAGAATCCGGAGCACCGCTTGGTCGATATGCCACCGCCGCCGCCACAGGATGCGGACGGGAATGCACGGAGAATCCCCATCGATGCCATCCAGGTTCCACAGCAAAAAATCGAGATGGCACCCGTACCGTCCATGAAGAAGCGGCGACCGGATCGAACAGGGAAAACGGCACGAGTGTATGATGTTGGCGCGTACCGAGAGTATACGTACGCGAAAGAGGAGACGCTCGACTCGTTACGAGCGGTACAAACCGATCGCGTGTTTCGGTACAGTCGGGAAGTGTGGTTCACGCACCGGCTGGTCCATCTGTATGTAGACATTGCCGCCAGGGGGAATCCGTGCTTCGACGCGTTTTACCACACCATGCAGCTCCAGTACGCCAGGGGGGGTCAGATGTTCTGTTCCAAATCGACCACGCGCATGGTGCTCCAAGCAGCGTTGCACCACCTCGATCTCGATGAACGGGAGATTCTGCGGTGTCATACGTGCTCGTCATTGCCCATACGACACCGAATCTTTATCCTGGATGGGACATCCAATGGGTTCCTCAATCGAACCAAGGTGTCGAAATATGCCACCCAAGACGATCGTCCCAATGCGCGCAAACCCAGACCGGGAAAGACATTCGCGTTGGTGGTCAGTACCAAGGATCGATCGCTCATTCTGAAGGCGTTGGACACCACGCCACAGGAGCTCGATCGGGCCGCGTACGTCCGTGGTCTTCGGAAAGTCGCCGTACCAGGACTGATCAGGTTCGTCGAACACGCGTTCGACCATTGTCGATTCGAGGATGTGGTCACATTTCTCCAGGATATCTCGTCGCCCTACCCCATCACCGCGACCGTTCAACGGGACGTGGTGTTACCCCGTGGGACGGCCGTTATGGATCGGATCTATACGCGAATCACGACCGAGGATCGGGACTGTTTGAGGAAGATGTTCCCGGCACTGTTTCGATTACTCGCACATTTCACACGGGTACCGGTCGAATGGAGTGTGCTCATGCGTCGGATACAGGCTCTGGCCGTCGAGATGTATACGACCACAGATAGCGAGTATCACGCGTGGCCGAGGACCACGCAGGAGCACCCGTACGTCTGTTTTCCCGAATTTCCGAGGATTCGGGAGAACGCGTGGCCGAGGGTGGCGTCCACATACGAGGCGTCATGCACCAAGCACGCCCTACAACATCGGTACTTTTCACCGGGACTGTTCCTCGTGTGTTGCCCCCACGGCACGATTTTGGGCTATTGTGCCATGCAGGAGTACGAATCCGTACACACCGCCTTCGAACTCATCGTGGAACGGTTCGAGGTGCCGCCGGGTATGATCATCTACGACAACGCATGTAATCTATACCGCTACGGTATGATGCGGTGCCCGGGACTGTTCAGTCAAATACGGTTCATGATCGATAACTTTCATTCACCGGGACACATTATGTGTCAACCATCCTTTCGGTTTCGACACTTCCCGGATGATGTGGTGTACATGCTCGGGCACGTGACGGGACGGCAGCTGAATACACAGGCGGTCGAACAGACAAATTCCAAACTCCGGCGCTTCCAGAACGCCCTGGGCTTCATGACCCAGGACAACTATATTTCCTTCATTCGTGTGATTTCGTGCTTGTTGAATATGTACATGTAGTTATGCTACACCCAACGATCGCCAAAAGGCGAAAGACCCGCATTGCCATGCAATTGCATCGCCAACTCGCACGGTTGATGACCAGGTTACCGGAATGCGAGTGGGTCCTCGGCTACAGATACCTCGGTCAGTCGAAAACCATCGCGCAACACGAATGGCACGCGATTGCGTCCACAGAGGGACTCGTTCAGACCGTGCTCGAGAAACGACACGTCCTGGACGCCGTACTCGAGAACGATCATCTTCTCCAGTCATCATCATCATCATCGTCGTCGTCGTCGTGTCCCGCCAAACCACGGGACTCGACCGTGCGCGCGAGCATGGTTCGACGGATGCTTCGGCGAGCGTGGGCAGACCACGTGCGAGGGACACCATTCCAGGATTCCGTGCAAATGTATTCCCTCGTCGAGCGAGGGGCCGTGGACGCGTTTCCTTGGTGGCACCACGTCGTGGGACGACACATTCCGTTCAAAAACACGTCGGTCAATATCCCCGAGGTGTCCTCGGCGCTGTGGGATCACCTGATCGCAAGAGAACGGACTGCCGCAAATTAAAATGTTACAACAACGTAACAATCATCAATCATGGTACAAAGAATCAAAGTCTCGTTACCGGATAATCCTCAAGACAATGCGTGGGGTATGGGCGGAGGCGATTTCGAGCGTGTCAGGCGAACCAAGGACGGGATTTCCGTCACCTTCCCAGCGGGAGGGTACGCTTCCCGCAACGGGGTGAACGTCAAAGGATCGCCACGTCCGCCATTTCCGTCCACAGACATGACCATCAAATACAAGGTCTTCGTTCCCGAAGAGTTTGATTTTGTCAAGGGAGGCAAGCTCCCGGGAATTATCTGGGCCGGAGGCGCCGGAGGACGTAGCTGGAAGAAAGGAGGAAGTGCCCGAATTATGTGGAGACGGGGTGGAACCATTGTCGGGTATTTGTACCTCTCAACAACGGTCGGAGACTATGATGGTACGCCCAATAATCCACTCATGCGTCGACAACACCCCGACTTCAATAAAATCGTGCACCACACCAACGGAGCAGGGCTCGATATCTGGAGGCACGAGAAAAAGACCCTATCCCTCAAACGCGGCGCATGGAATACCATCAAAATGCGCGTCAAGCTCAATTCCAAAGGGACAGCAGACGGTAAATTGTCCGTGCGCGTGAACCAAGATAAGAAACGGTTCAAAGGGATCATGTTCGTGGACGATCCCAAGAAAATTCCCTTGGACGGAGTGCAGCTGAGCAGCTGGTTCGGAGGGGGAAGCAAAGATTATGCGCCTCGCAAGGACCAAGAACTCATTTTCAAGAAGTTCACATTAATCTCCAGAATCAAAAAGTTGTTCGGTAAATAAAAATGTTCTCAAGGTACAACAATGATTACCAGTCTTGTCATAGGCCTGGCGTTCGTTTTCCTCGTCATCAGCTCGGGAGTGTCGAGCTTCATGCTCACCCGCGAATCCAAGGAATGTCGCGCGCTCGAGACCGTTCTCATAGAAATCGGTGACGTTACAGATCTCACCGTTGATATGGTTCGATCTCGGGTACACGCAGTCCATCCTACAGTACCGATCATGGTTACCACAACCGATGATAACATCCGAAAAGGAACGGGACTTGTCGTGGTCGTGGACCAGAAACGACCGGACAAGGTCGTCTATGGATACACGCAGGTACCTGGGCCGTGTGGTCGATACATGTCCTTCTGAATGTACCGATTGATTGACTTAAGGATCGCGGTGCGTGACCAACAGGACGATCCAAGTATGAAACTTGTTCTTGTGCAAACGCCAACGCCACACACCTTCGTGCGTGTCGTTCCCGATACGACCACACCCACATATCCCTCGCCATCCACCGACATTCTCTGTTGGCATTGTTGTCATGCATTCGACACCGCACCCGTACCCATGCCCATCGGGTACGACTCGAGAACCGAGACCTTTCGGGTCTTTGGGACGTTCTGCTCGTTTGCGTGCATCGGAGGGTACCTCCGGGACATGAGAAGTACCCTTCCAGGCGCCAGCAATGGATCGATTGGGATGATTGTCTTTGACTTTTTCAAAAAGATGACTGGGTGTACCGATCCGCGAAAGTTCGTCAAAGCGCCCCCGAGGTGTATGTTGCGCGCGTTCGGGGGACACATGACACTGGATGAGTTCAGGACGTGCTCAGAGCATCTCGAGTACGTACCCATGGCACCCCTCTGCATCCTCCACGAACAGGTGTACCACGAGCGTCGACGAGATACGTCGCATACGTGCCGCTCCATCCTGAGATCGGAACCACCGCAGAAAGACCAGAGAAAACAGGCCCACGCGTCAGACTCGCACGCGTCGACGGGTGGAGAAACCCTCAAGCTCAAGAGGAAGTATCAGTACACCAAAGACCACCACCACCACCACCACCAGCACCAAGCGTCGACTCGACCACCCGGGGGAAAGACCATTTTGGAACAAGCACTGGGCATCGCATGAAACGGGACATTTCTATTTTTTACTCCATAGGTAAATGGACTCTCATACCATGAATACTCGCCCAACTCGTGACGAAATTGATCGCTACCTCGACGAGGATATCTTCACAGCATCATCGTACAAATACATCGCCCTCAGTTTCTGTACGTCCAAGACCCGTCAAAAGCTTGATCGAGACGATGGACGCATGGCGCTGAAATTGCGTGGCGCGTTCCGATCGATTGATGACGGTATCGCGCATATCAAGGATCTCCAACGCACCAAGGACCCGTTCGATACGTACCTGTGCGAAATGGGGAAGTGGACCCTGCTCGGGAACATCCAAGGGGTCGAGGACCACGAAAGGTGCTTGGTGGAGATCATGCGCGGGCTCCACTGCAAAAACGCCGACCTGAAAAAAGAGTTCAACGAACGCAAGGAACGTGCGATGAAAGATGGGATCAACGAAGATGATTACGAACTCACCAAAGACCCAGAAGCTCCAGGGACAGACTCGGCCGAGTCGGGGGGTGCTGCACAAACTCTCGATTCCATTCAACCCATGCGATGTGATGAGTCGTCATCGGTCGACGACGAATCGAGCAAACACACCAGCTTCTCGGCAGTCGACGCGATCAAAGTACCCGACGTTCATGTCGGTATCGTGTCCTTCGTCGAACCAGATCCGGCGTACATTCGAGAGGATATTCAGATCCCAGAGGGATGTGTGGCCGTGAAATTCAGAGGGGCCTTCGACACCAAGAAGGAAGCGGAAGAGTTTATGGAGTCGACGCTCTCGAAAATCGAGAAAGATGTGGACATGTACGTTGTCGATATGTACAAGTGGTTGTTGGTACCACCACATATTGACGACGTGCAGGAGGTGAAGTATCGTGAAGAATATTTACAGGATATGTTCACGGGGCGCGCCGAGAGTCAGAAAGCGGCGAGAATGCACGCGCTCGAGAGGGAGAAAGAGGAAGCCAATATCCAACAGTCGATCATGGAATCCGTTTCCAACCATCCGGTGGAAAACGGGTCGACAGATCCGTCGGCGTCTTCATCCAAAGCAACATAACATGTGCTTCTTCGCTGTAAACAATTGCACCAACTGCTCCAGAACACCGCTATTCAGCAATCCCACCAAATCGCGCATGACGTCCTCTGGTAACATGTCGTCGGGAGTGTACAGCTCCTCGTCTGGACCGCTCAGGATACGGATGAGCGCCGTTTTCACCACGGCCACGCGATCCTCAAGATCGAGTGATGAGGAGCCTCGCATCTTGACGATAGTCGAGCATGCAATCTGGACCACTTCCAACGCTGTCTCGATATGGCCCCGGGCATCCAGGGTCACGATAATCTGGTCGACGATACTCATTGATGGTGGTGGGGACATTGCAATCGTATCTAGAGTTGTTTTCTACAAAGAAAATAAAATATTGATCATGTAATATCATCGTATCATATCATCTATGCTCGGTATTATACTCGTGCTCTTGGCAACCATAGCCATCATCTTCGCGGCATATCGACTTGGGTCTGGGGTCTGTGAACCAGATCTGTCCAAACGAGACGTGGACAGAAATACGAGCATGGTCGTCTTGGCACTCGGTATCGTCTTCCTCTTATCCGGTATCCTCGCCCTCGTTGCGGGGTCCAATAATCCGTTCAATGTGTTCGTTCCACAACAGGCATCATCTTCAATCTTGTAAATATCATGACGTGGTCGGCGAACGAGATCGACACACGGGACACACTTTCGTTGCATCGTCTTTCCTCCACAATTCCACACACCGGCGATGCATAAGCTGCGAGCAGCACGCCCGCATTTCAACGACCCCGCGACGAGTCCTCACGGGGTCATTGCATATGACGCATTCAACAATCTGCTGGATGGAATCAGGACACCTCGGGTCGGTGCTCACCGTTCGCCCGCGAATCGTGCACATGTAACAGACCGGACGGTCGGGAGACTTCACAAAGTATTCGAAACACTCACAATACCGCATATTGTACAGGGCGTTCAGGTATTTCATGGTCTCCGCCAGGTCCTCGGCAGACGGGTCTGTTGCTTGCATGGAAAACACGAAGAGGGTCCAATTGCCATCCTCATTCTCCATCGATCCGTATTCCCGAGCCATCATCGCTGCTATCTTGCCGTGCGCATCGCTCAGTTCGTCGTACACGATGCACACGTCAAACGTCATGTACTCGTCTGTCGGTTCGGATGTGGGCTGAATCAGAAATTCTATATCGCCGGAGGCGTTCTTGAACATGAGGGATTCCTCGTCACGGTGTAGATCACATAATGCCTGGTGCATACATTGTTCCTCGACAATGAACACGTCGGTGTGCTCGGTGTCTGCGGGTGAAGGGTTCACCCGCCTCCGTTTCGACGAGACGCGCGACTGCTGAGGTATTTGGTCGCCCGAGGGGGGCGGGGGTGCTTCTGTGGTGTCCTCCTCCGTCATGAATAAAAATACCAGTCCACTGGACATTCACGGCATTTCTATTCATTCATGTATGTTTCAATCGATCATAAAAGATCGCCGCTGGATCGCTCGCTCAGGGCGCGCTGGGGGCGATGTCACACACTTGCTGATGGACGGGGGTATTCTCGCGGTCCCGGATGATGAGGCAGGGCTATTTCTCAACGTGTACTTTTCGCATGTCTGCGTGAAACAGGAGTCCCTCTCGGTGGTTGAGAAACGCACGCCAGTGTTTCGACTGTTCTTTGATCTGGATATCAGGATCAACGAAGAAGATGATCACGGTCGACACCAATTACTCAAAACGGTGGCTCGGCACATCTGGGACTTTGTCGTGCACCAGTTCTTCGTCCTGGAGACGTCCGACGACTCGAGCTGTTCATCGAACAATGCCGTCAAAGATAGAATGATTGTATGCACCGCACCGACCAAAGTCGAGCGGGAAGGTGTGATCAAGGTCGGGTGCCACCTCCATTTTCCCAATGTGTTTGTGAATAGTCCCATCGCCCTGAAATGCCGGGAAGGGTTGCTGACGTACCTGGCATCCATAGATCTCATGTCAACGGACACGGCGTCGTGTTTGCCACACTGTACCAGTTCACAGTCGGTGACGCAACGGGACGAAAGCTCGGAGACAGCAACGGACTCGCATGATTCGGATTTCATCACGCCCCTCAACGCGTGGTCAGATATCGTGGATGATACCGTCTACAGGGGCTCCGGGCTACGGATGGTTTGGTCACACAAAGGACGAGATGAAGCGAGACCGTACGCACCATCGTTCGAAATGGATAGCATGAATGGATGGAGCAAAGTCGAATGTGGTCGGAATCAAAATCTTGTCATGAAGCGAGAATACGTTCATGATTGCAGTATACGGTCACCCACCAGTGGGACACTCACCCCGTGTCGACACGGTGAACACTTGCTCGCTGATAGCGTGTACAATCACCATGATGGGGGCACCCTGGTGCCCGGCCGCAGTAGTAGTATCGCCATATACGACGAAGCCATAGGACATATTAGAAAAGCACTTCCAGAACCGTATCGAACCATAAGCTTTGTCCGAGCGTTCGTGACGGATCATGCCGTCTACCTCAAATCGACGTCCAGGTACTGTCTCAATGTCAGACGGGAGCACAGGACCTCGACCATCTATGTGTCGGTCACGAGGCAGGGGATGACCGTGCGTTGTTATTCTCGCAAAGACGAGTACGGATGCAGCAGGTTCTCCGGGCCCCTCATCGCGCTACCACAGGCTGTTCTCAAGATATTTTTTCCTGATATCGCCGATACCGTGAGCACGGGGAACCCGTTTTTCGAAAGCACCAAAAAACGAAAGAAAAATGCGTTTGCATTGCTCGATACAAATCCATTGTTCTGTAAAAAATAAATGTCATTGTTTCATCTCGAGCTCGATCCGCGAATCAATGTACCGCCGGATCTGGTCGAGCAAACCAAGGTCGTTGGACGTTGGTGTGTACGTGTCCTTATGCAGCGCGCATAAGAGCTTCTTGTGCGTCCTGCCATGGAGTTTGCTCACGAGAATGTTCACATGGTGGATGAATGTGACCTCCTTCTCACGAAGCCAGGTTCTGTACTGCTTGATCAGTTTCTTTTTTCGACTGGCGACCACCGATCGACGCAAAAACAACGATAACGTCTTGTCCAATCCCAGGGCCCGAATGGTCACGTACCTGTTTTGATCCGTCACGGGGGCGTTGTCATCAATAATGTGCCGAAACTCGCGCGAGACAGAGCGAACTCTGGCACGGTCGACATCGTTCAGTACCTTGGTCAAGATTACCCGCCTCAACTCTACAGGAAGGTTTTCCATTCTCGTATACAAACAGAAAACAAAATGTTTCCTGACGGTACAGACATGCTCACTCTGCGGAACCAAAAGAAACATACAGGCGGAGCCTTTGGACAGGTCATCTCTGGAGTCGTCACTCAGGACAGCTACGCGCAGATCGTGGCGATGCAAAAGAAGCTCGCAGGCACGTTGAAAAAATGTACCTTCGTGGACCTGCCACGTCCATTCGATCATATCGTCATCAAGAAAGTCCCGTTCGCATCCTATCTCGAGGAGAACGGGTCCAATTCCAACACCAACGCCACGCGCAACGCATCCGCATTATGGAAAGAGTTTGTCAAGGATTGTCAAATCGAGTGTAGCATGCACCACCGCATGGCCAGTCATCCAGTGGCCAGGAAGTACGTACCGAGGATCTTCTTTGCTGGAATGGATCACGAGACCTTTGTGATCGTCATGCAGTACGTTCCAGGAGTATCGCTGGACGCGTTACTCAGCAAAAAACGATCCAACGGTCGGTACGTGCGATTGACTCGAGAGCAATTCAACCTGATCAACAAAGCTGTGCGCGACCTGCATAAGGCAGGATTCCGTCATGGCGACCTGCACACGGGAAACGTCATCCTGGACGTCGCAACGAACCAGGTGTTCTTCATCGACTTCACGACATCACATGTCATGGGACATCCGTATAATGGAAGCATGTTTGTGAAGAACAATATCCACTCACTCTCGGTTTTGGAGGCGTATGTGCGATAACGTTTTTTACATTACATTGGTACATCATGTTGAATATATTCCCTCACAAATTGAGGAACATCTCGAGTGGTGATCGAACTTCGCGCGAGGGGTACTTCAATTGTACCGTTGGCTATATACCGGATAAATTTCACCGGCTGGTTCTGACCGAGACGGTGCGATCGACCAATCATCTGTGTCTCCATCTCACGAGGTACCACGGGGCTCACCAACATAATGTGATTTGCCCTCGTCAACGTGATCCCGGCGCTCGACGTCTTCACGGTCAGCAACATCACCCGATACGGGCAATTCTCATCGTTCTGGAAGCTGTTCAACCGACGGCTCCTCGTCGTGACGCTCACCCCACCATGCACGCACGTGAACGGAATACCAACGGCCTCGAAATGGAGGCTGTACGCCTCCAACACAATCTGCGATTCCACAAATACCAAAATACGCTCGTGAGGTGACGAACGCAAAATGTGCTGGACGTCCTGTGTCACCCTCGATATTTTGGTCGACGCGTCCCCGACAGATCCAGGGTCTCGGGAAAGATCAGGGTCTGTATCCTCAACCGTCAGATCGACGACATCGTCTCCTCCTCCTCCTTCGTTATTGTCATCCTCCACCAGGAAAACCGTCCCTCGATCAATCACGTGTCGGCACAAGGGACACTGGTTGTTACGAATCATAGCATTCCCGATACATTCCCGGCAAAACCAGTGCTGACACACCGTCTTCGTGGCCTCGGTCAGAATGGGACACAAACAAATGGGACACTCGGCGTCCGAAGGCACCTCGGACACGGATATACGGATTTCCGGATGAAACCATACATCTGTCGTATCGTCGATGGCGGCAACGCGACGGTGCATCAGCGGCATCAACGCTTGAGACGTGCTGGCCACGTTCTGGAGAGCGCGCAAGGCGTGAAACGCTTCTAAACTCGACATCATCATGCGGTACACGCGCACATTGTCGAGGACGTCACTGTATAATTCGTATTCGCGCTCGGAGAGATCCATGAAGACGTTCACCGTGTGCACTTCGGGGAGATCCAAGTACCGGTCCCTGGTCCTCCGAAACACGAGGGGACGCATGAAACGATACTTGGTTTCATTGACCGACGTCCGGTCTGTCGCTTCCAGACGCTGTTGAATCGAATCAAGGCTCGAAATGTACCGGGGGAATCCGCGCATAATGAGCGACATCGTCCTCCGATACTGAATATCCGGAGTCGCCGTCACAAACCAGCTCTTCTTGCGCGGGAGCGTCACGTGGGCGAAGGACCGGGGAATGGCATGGCTCTCGTCAAAAATCACCCGGTCCCATGGCTGACCATCACACGAGAACTCGTCTTCGTACCTCAAAAACGTGCTATACGTCGATATGGCAATATCGCTCTGTGTCATGTCAGTGTCCAAATCCACACGCGTACGATCTCGACCGTACATGACCAACAACCGCACGCCCGGCCACACGCTCTTGATCTCCGTGATCCATTGTTGGAGGATCGTCGGAGGGACCAAAATCAACGTTGCCGTGTCCATGTTGGCTCGAGTATGACGAATCAACGCTACCATTTGCCTCGTCTTCCCCATACCCACGTCGTCGCAAAACATGCCTGCCGTGTACTCAAATCCGTGCTCGATATACAGGACCTTGCGGTTCATATCACTAAAAAGACCAGGCTGTCCAGAGGCACCGGACATCCTCGAGACATACAATCCCAAGAGCCCGTCCGGAGTGGACTCATGCGCGATCATCGCTTCCACACCCTCCTTCTGGTACGTATACAGACTGTCGTCGGACCATACCGCATCGCGGACAGGAACCTGGACATTCTGAACGTGCGATGGGTATACATTCTTCATGGCATCCAACACCGTGTACCGACTCCGGAATAATCCAATCCGCTCAAACATATGCGTCTCCGTATCGTACAGCATCGACGGCGTGATCATGGTATCTGGAAACTCGTTCAACGAACACACGTGCACAGATCGCGCTTCCTCCCGAGCATTGAGGACCCCGTTGGTGTTCTCAAGGTAATATTCCAGTCCCAAACGACCATCGTCATCGATCAAAAGCTTGTACTTGGTCTTGTTGAGCGAGCTGCTGATGTAGCTCCTGTTGATGCACGTCGACGACGTGTCCCTCTCCATGCGTTGCCAGGTCTGCACAAATCTGGCACGCTTGGTCACGTAGACGCTGATGGCTGACATATCGGCATCATCATTCATGATGATGTCGTTCACCTCGGGGTTGGTTTTCAGGGGAGTTCGCACGTAGTATTCCGCAAACGTTGGTCCCTCACCATCTGTGGGTATGTAGGTCTCGTGCACAGCCACAAAATACCGATCGAGAGCTCGTTCGCAGTAGGGCTGAAGCACGCGAATCGTTTCGGACCTCAAATCGCTGAGACCGTCACCGACAGGCAGCACATGCAACGGTAAACCCGGACCAGACCGAATGTCCATGGAGTGCTCGGATTCGTGCAGAACGATATAGTCCGACGATTCAGGGACGATATATCCCAAACTCACCGTATTGTGCATGATGTTGGGGAAGAAGCTGTTGGGCGATAATGGCTGCTTCCGTTCCAACACCAGCGAATCGAGGGTCGGTCCGTACATGGCAAAACGGAACCAAAACATCCGAAAGCCAGGAGGGATGTCCAGATCACTCTGAATTTGACGGACTGTCGATCCATACTGAACCAATCGGATGACAACGCGACCGTCTGGGCCAACCAACCCGATCCTACACGGGAAGTCGTCCTGTGGAACCAAGTGGTGCAAATCCGTTAGTGGGCGGTCCCACGGGTAATGTTCCACCAATTTCTTCTCCCCCAAAATCGACGCAATCTCTCTCCCGCTCAAATATCGATTGTGATTCTGACGCGTGATCATGTCGTGAAAAAAGATTCGTTTGTCCGGAATGACCCGGCAATTCAAACGCGAGCGAGCAACGCACACATAGTCATCCGCCTCCATCGCGATGACTATGACATTTACATATACACCATGCTTGTCATACGCAAGACACTTGTATTTCTTTTCCACCATTGTCAGTGCTCGCCAGTCCACCACCACCACCACCACCAGCGCCACATGGAATCGTCCGCCAGGTATCAAATCGCTCGCCGATGCAATATCATCGAGACCATGATCACGCCCATGGCGGTCTTTTCGCATCTTGAACATGATGCTCGGCATCGACATGATACCACATTGAGGAACTATTTGACCACGCTACAGGATCTGTGTTTTGCGATACGGCATTCGTCGAATCATACCATGTTTGTCAGCCTGGACGTCAAGTCGAATTCCATGCACGAGATTCTTCAAGACGTCTTCAAAAGCAGACAGTCGTGTGTGCTCACGGTCTGTTATCAACAGGAACAACATGCCATCATGTTCACAATGTATGTGCGGAAGGATACGTTGACCTTGCAATCCATCCAGATACAGCAGCGACGGGACAGACATGGAGTCGCCCTCCAAATCGGAGGCATCTCCGGACCGACGTTGATGGCCATGACGTGTGGAGGTCGATTGTCCACACGGTGTGCAGGGAATCTGCACCAATACCATGACCTCCTCAAGGAGATTTTGAAGGAAATCTTTCACACCAACATCGAGGTAGTCGAAGGAAGCAGGCTCGATCATGACTCTGATGTCAGGACACCTCCGCGAATGAAAGATTCTGATGTCGTCGTTCCCATATGCACCTCCTCGTCATCAGAATCTGACGATGATACTGAGTAATTGTACATGCTCTTACGTTCATTTCATGTAAGTTTGTTTTATCCCAAGATCAAACGACGGGTCAATCCGGTCTCCGGATCGAACAACACGCGAATACGATCCCGGCGCCGCGTTCCCCGGGGGATGGGAGCGGTAATCGGTTGTGTCTCGACGACCGCGTGGGGGTACGTCCACCGCAGGGAATTGGTGACGTCACCGAGGCTCTTCCCGATCAACGTCGTCCATTCCGCTGGAATGCGACGGGGAGCTCCAATACAGATTCCCTCGTCGCTCACGAAGAAACAATTCTGTGTCAACCCGTCCTGGGGCGCCAAGCTTTGCACGTGAGGCTCGGGGAACACCACCTTTCGTGACCACGGGTCGTACACAATCACCACAGTCGACTCGGGAGAGGACCAGCTGCCCTGAGTGTGCACAGTGTCCCAGGTCATGGTGCGAATGTGGAGATCGGGGTACCCACTTCGAAGCATGGTTATCGCATCGTCAATATCGCGACCGATCAGTTCCGGGAACGTCCAATGACGACCGTCCTGACCATCGCTTCCACACCCCTTTGCATCATAGTACGGCGTCGCCATCAATCCGTAGTCCCGAATGTCCGCACAGGACAGATCGGTCTCCAAACCCATCTGTGTCGCGTGGTCCAGGGCCACGCGAAGGTGGTCCGTACACTTTTTGAATCCCGTCGATGATCGGATCATTTCCAATAAACACCGCGTGAACACACGAGCTCGAACGTCTCGACTGCCGTTCGAGTCCAGACCCACGAGCAAACACCCCGTCTGGGGGACGTACTCGGCCACGTGCAGTCGCGTACCGAGGTACACGGTTCCCTGCCACTCGCGCTCGACAACACGCCACATGACCTCGTTGGGAAACGAGGATCGCAATGATTCCACAACTCGGCGGAGCATGGTCTGGACCTGGGCGAGCGTTTCCCTCTGTTGTGGCGTGGCATCGACCACGCGCTCACACACTATCATCTATCTACAATATCCACAGAAAATTTTCTTCTTGAGAACATCCTATACCACCCAACCAATGTTTCGAATCCAAAGTCGAGAGAAACGCATGTTCACACCGTCGTCCAACTATTCCGGAAGCGTGACCCGACTCGATGGGCGATCATTACCGACGTGTCCGCCGCCCACAGAAGACCATCCAGACGTCGCCAGACTCGATCAGCGCCAGGAACGCGTCCTGTTCACCGTCCCACAATCACGACTCCTTCAATGAGTGGACACCGCCAAAATTATTATCTTGGGCAATCCCAAGACAATACCCAAGATTCATGTCAGCCGTCGACGCACAGACTCTGGTCAATAATAAACAGTTCAAATACCAAACCGGACTTCCACCACGTCCCACCAACCCACAATGCGCCATCGAACCAGGGTGCAGAACCTATCACGTGAACAAGTTCATCGTGGAGGATTTCGAACGTGTTCTTCCCGTCACGAGAGAGGCAGATACGAGGGGCAGAATGCCCAGTACGGAACTGTTTTCCGGACCGTTCCGAGCAAGGGGGGATGGGCAGCTCATGTACCCGGAACAATCCAACGACGTTCGATTCCCCATCAATGGAGTGAACGCGCAATGTGATCGGTTGTTGTCCGAAGTACCGTACAACAGATACGATTGTATCGATTTCCCACTCGCATACGAATACGAAGGATGGGGAGGTATCGATTCACGTCAAGGTCACCAAATCTTCAGATGCCAATAATGTGTTACACCATGTGTACAACAGGTACATGAGATCCATTTTCATTGTTTTGTTTATCAATGGTATCTCATGTTGCTGAAATTGCTCGCCACGTGTGAGCACCCGCTGCGTGTGACTCGTCAGCCACATGTCCAGAACACCACATGGAGGGATCATATTCTCACAATCACAGGGGACACGTCCGTCCTCGACGATGATGATCCGTCGCTAGACGATCCCCTGCAGATCGCTGACGATATACCCGCCCTCGTAGACTACGTTGGGTCCTCCCTACGCGCAACGGCATGGTGTCTCCAGGCCGGAGTGTGTTCCCACGTCCTGTATCAGCGTCGTCGTAGCAGCAACGACGACGATCGTGTGACCGAGAGTCCCAGAGAAACCCTGGAACGTCTACGAATCTGGCTGATCCAACATTCCAACGCGTACGCATACGACCACCCCCAAGTCGCCAACGATATGATACGGTTGGCCAACGCGTTATGGAATATCGTCGAGTCAGACACCGGAGAACACATGTATGATGCCATCATGGATATCCTCGCCGTATAAGGTTGTTGTTGTTGTAACAAACAAAAAAACGTAAATTATTTTCTCATGTACACTAGTATATACTAGTACTATTCATGGGAATATCATGGTATGGAGGAATTTCTTCCATGAGTCTTCAGAAACGAGCCACACCACCGGGAACCAATGAATCAAGGTACCCGGTCGTGTACTCCGGGTGCAACGGAACGGGTTCGAGGCACATTCTTACACATCAATCCATTGGCGCCGGTTTGAATCTGTCCGCAAGATCCGCATGGCTTCCAGCGGGGTGCGCCTTATACGTCTTTGCAAGTGACAATCAGACAGGGACTGTCGGAAGCATTGGCCCATATACAGACGCTTCATACCTCTTTCCATGCTTCGATACAGCTTTCAATATCAAGTCGACTCTCTACATTTTTCCTTATAGCGATAGTCCACGAATGGCGGAGCTGCGGAAGACCATTCAAACGTTACAATCCGAAAAAAGCAATTTGCAGAAATCCATTACATCACTGAGTGAGACGGTGGCACAAAAAAATCGAGACATCGCAGCCCTCAACACGACCATCAACCAAGTCAAAAGTCAATTAGCAGCAGCACAGAAACAGTATGCGGCCGCATCCGCAGAAATTCAAACGCTCACACAATCACTGACCCAACTGGAAACACAATTGGCCACGGCCACGCAACAATTGAACGATGCCAACACACAGATCGCATCGCTCAAACAAGAACTTGATACCGTCAAGGCGTCCTTGGACAAGAAAAACGTGGAAACCCAACAATTACGTGACCAAGTCAAGACATTACAGGCCAAGTTGGGAGATGCTCAGGGGCAAATTACGTCCTTACAGAATGAACAAGCACAGCTTCAGAACGTGTACAATGATAAAGTGGCCGAGCTCGAGACCACACGAGAAACCGTCAAAAATCTCGAAGCGGCCAACAGCGAGCTCGCTGCAGACTTTAAGCAACAAGAACAGAAGCTTTTGAGTGAAATCAATGACGTCCGAGGACAGTACGCCAACGCGGCAGACCAAGTGACTGCACTGCAACAACAGTACAATGACCTCAAAGGACAATGTCCTATCATTCCCGAAGGAACCGTCGCGTTGGATGGATCCACAGGAAACCTGTTCCGACAACAAACAGGAACCTTACGGCCCATGAGCCAGGAGGTCTGGGTCTCTATGGGGTCGCCAGCGTATACAACGTATCCGATGTTGCAGAACTGTCCGCAGGGTGGAGCTCTCGACATTGTCACCACCACAGCCGCACCGGTCACCACACCAGCACCGACGACGTCGGCACCCGAACCGGACTTTGATTCAACACTGTACGCCTTCGTCCATCGGGACACATATATGGCGAGCGGGAATCTACATGTGCTCACCGTCAGGTTTGGAGGGATGAGTCTGACGCCATACGCACAACGTGATACGTCACAAGTGTTCGTGCTGTCGTCCGATGGACGGATGAGGACCATCACAGGACGGGGAGCGTACATCGAACACTCCGATGGGTGTCTCCTCCCCGATCTTCGTACCGAACCGACTTCCGAAGGAGTATGGACCGTTCAACCAACAGGAGAACCGTATGCCAATTACGTCGTGTCCGCATGCGGTGCCGCGCTCCATGCCAACGAAAATTCTACCGCTGTCGATCTCGCGAGACACAGCTCAGGGTCAACGTGGTTCATTGTTCCAGTCGGGCGTGTCATGTTCTAATACGTCGAACATTTTCCGGATGTTCTCACCGTAAATTATTTTCTTGGATATTACCATAATTGGATGGTATCGTATCCTTCGCTCGCAGCTCCAAGATTCAGTGCTGAAGAACGAGATTACTGTACCAGGGTCTACGGACCAAAAGTCAATGCGTCTTGTATTATCCTAGATTATGCATCCAGAGGTAGAGAGGGGGGTGCAACACAACATGATCTCCTGTTCGCCATCAACTTCAAGCAAGATTTTTACACGTATAAAATGGGTACCATAGCGTCTCAATACACAGGCCAAATCAATTCCCTGAGTCAACAAGTCTCACAGAAGAATGGACAAATCAATTCCCTCAATAGCACGCTCAATCAAGTCAAAAGTCAATTGGCAGCCGCACAGAAACAGTATTCGAACGCAGCCGCGGAAATCAAGACGCTCAAAAACACCATCAGCAAACAAACAGGAGACATCGCGGCACTCCAGAAACAATTGAGGGACGCCGAGGACAAGTATGCAGGGAGCGCCGGGCGTATCGCCGCTCTGGAACAAAATGTGGCCCAGCTCCAAGGACAAATAGACACGGCCACACAACAATTGAACAATGCCAACGCACAGATCGTATCACTGAAACAGGAACTCGATGCCGAGAAATCGTCGTTGGAAAAGGAACGACAAGTCACGCAACAATTGCGTGAGCAGCTCACAGCTATGCAGGCCGAGTTGGGAGATGCTCAGGGGCAAATTACGTCCTTACAGAATGAACAAGCTAATCTCCAGAACGTGTACAACGCGAAAGTGGCCGAGCTCGAGACCACACGAGAAACCGTCAAAAATCTCGAAGCGGCCAACAGCGAGCTCGCTGCAGACTTTAAGCAACAAGAACAGAATCTGGTGAATGAAATCAACGACATTCGTGGCCAGTACGCCAAGGCGGCCGAACAAGTCAAACAACTACAATCGCAACTCGAGACGCTCCAACAACAATACGATACGCTCAAAGGACAGTGTCCTATCATTCCCGAAGGAACTGTCGCGTTGGATGGGTCAACAGGAGCGCTGTTCCGTCAGCAACTGGGGAAGCTGCGACCCATGACACAGGAGGTCTGGGCCTCCATGGGGTCGCCAGCGTATACGCCCTATCCGGCCGGGGTGTTGGCGAACTGTCCGCGTGGCGACGCACTGGATGTTGTCACCACCACAGCCGCACCGGTCACCACTGCAGCACCGACAACCCCGGCACCCGAACCGGACTTTGATTCAACATTATACGCCTTCGTCCATCGGGACACCTATATGGCGAGCGGGAATCTGCATGTGCTCACAGCCAGGTTTGGAGGGATGAGTCTGACGCCATACGCGCAACGTGATACGTCACAAGTGTTTGTGTTGTCGTCAGAAGGACGAATGAGGACCATCACAGGACGAGGGTCCTACATCGAACACTCCGATGGGTGTCTCCTCCCCGATCTTCGTACCGAGCCGACTTCCGAAGGATTATGGACCGTTCAACCAACAGGAGAACCGTACGCCAATTACGTCGTGTCCGCATGCGGTGCCGCGCTCCATGCCAACGAAAATTCTACCGCTGTCGATCTCGCGAGACACAGCTCAGGGTCAGCATGGTTCATTGTTCCAGTCGGGCGTGTCATGTTCTCATGATGTTTTTGAACAAACACAAAACGCCACGTATACATTTCATACGTCGCGCTTTTCGGCACGTTACTTATAGGTATTAAATCGGACGTTACCGCACCACCAAGACCACGTCGATTCAAAATCGAGAGTGGATCGTATATGATCGAACCAAACGAAACCATTATGCCGGGAGACGCCACACCGGAACCCGTGGCCATGTCGCATATTCCGTATCCCACCATGGTTCCGAATGACCGGTCGTTTCGGTCCACACTCACAATACTCCCCAACGTAAAATTCGATCCATACATCACAATGTACCCACCATTCGCACTATCCAGTGCCGTATCGTCGATCGGTGTCCAATTGGAATCGGTGATTTGAACGGACGATATCAAGGGAGGTTTTATGAGTCC